ATGTTCTATAATAATCAACCACCTTATCCACAACAACCATTTTACCCTCAGCAACCGGAACAAAGATATACAGAACAATATGAGGAACAAGAATTACAACAGCCAGAACAACAATACGAACAAAATCCATACGCTACACCGCAAGCTCAAGAACAACAAAATCCATACGACACACGTCCAAATTATGAATATCCTCAAAATCCATATGCAGCACCGCAAACTCAAGAACAACAAAATCCATATGACACACGTCCAAATTATGAATATCCTCAAAATCCATATGCAGCACCGCAAACTCAAGAACAACAAAATCCGTATGTAACTCAGCCACAACAACCACAATACCAACAACAAATGTATCAACCCAACTACGACGCACGTGTCTCACCACCTAAACCACCAACAATTGATCCAACGCAACCACAAATTTTACCACCAGGTCCGACTTTAGATATTACACAACCACAAATTTTACCACCTGGGCCTATTACAGAACCGACTCAACAACAAATTCAACAAGTTGTCGGTACACAATTTTTACCTTTAAAGAAACCTGTATTAGATTTCGTAAAACCTTGGGTAGATTATGGTTTAAATGAAGCGAAACATACTTCACATAAACACGCTTTAACAGAAGTCGCTGCGATTATGTTTTTAGTTGGAAAAGGATATAACCCCACAATTGCTCATTATATCGTTGAATCTTGGGAGAAGAATGAGCAGTTTTAGAATTGTTTATTTGATAAAACATAAAAAACACAAAAGTGCCAAACCCCTTATACCACAAGGGTTTTGGCACTTTTTAATATCTAGAATAAATTTTATTGAAATAATTATTTTTATAGATTTTCATACTTTTTTATATAGTACGTGAACAAAATGTGAGCAAAATGTGCGCAAATATATGAATCACATTTTGCTGTTGGTGCACCGGTTATTTAAACCAATTCTCAATTATGAGATTTATATGAAAAACCAACACTTTTTCCTGTTGGCACTCGGACAGTTTCCTGATATCCAGCCACGACACTCATGCACCGTGGCTGGATATATAAAATCAATTAAACTTTTCGTCTTTTTCTTCCTTTTTTCTCCGTCCATTCCGACCAAGTAACGTTTTGATAAAGGAGCTACGCTATCCCCACAGTATTCTTTTTTCAAAGAACAATTAACTGTAGAAATATCGTACCGCCGATTCCAATGTAAAAAGGCACCTGATTAAGTGCCCTAAATAGTGCCCCGAACAGTACTCCTAAAATTCCATTACTTTTTAAATCATGCCAAGCGCTGTAGCAAAGTTGATGATACCTGATTTGCGTTTTCTATAAAACTTATCTCGTTTCATTCCAAGGATAGTATAAATGTAATCATCATTTAATTCTTTGATACTCATATACTTCATTTCAAGAATCCTTTGTTCATCCTCATCAAGAGCTTCTTCAAAAGCTCGTTTTAACTGTCTATATTTCAACTCATGTTTATCCACTTGCTTTAGCTCAGGAAACAATAATTCTACTCCAAGTTCTGTTTTTTTCCTGCTGATTTTGAAACCGAATACGTAAAACTCTATATTTCCGTAACTCATCTATAACAAATGGAACAATTATCATTTTTCATCTACATGTTTGAAAAATGATAATTGTTCCATATATAACCCTCCCACTTCTCACTCCTTACATATGTAAGACTAAAATTTAAAATATTTTAGATATATGCCTTTGTATGTGTATAAAATTAGTTCTGTATCCCAAATAGGTTGGAAACCTTCATTTTCTTATGCCTATTACTGTGTAATTTACTAGCAGTGATCATTTAACTTAACACAATTACACTACATTCTCATAGTATATTTAATCATTTTCACCAGACATAAAGTATAAAAACAATTAAAGAAAAGAGACTGTCTTCAAAAGTTAATCTGTGGATACTTTTTTGACAATCTCTTTTCTTATATCAAAATTTTCAACTACAAAACTTATAACTGATTATACGAATGTTATACCCGCACTTGCGAATCCTGTAATAGCAGTAGCTATATCAAAACCAGGTGTAGTCGATGAAACAACAAGTAATATCTTATCTTGTGGAGCGACCGCAATTGCTTGTGCGCTAATACCACTCGAGGTATTACCGATAGCAATAAGACCACTAAATGCTGGTGTTAATAGTAACGGTGTACCTACTGGAGTGAAAGTATTACTTGCTGCTGGTGCGCTGTACAACTGCATTTGAATTTGTATGCTTCCTATCGATAAAGCAACCGCTACAGTTACACTAAAGAATCCTGCTAACGAAGTAATTGTACCTGCGCGAGGAGCTACAAATGCGAAATCAAATACTGGAGGTACAGGGCCTATAGTAATCGGGCCACCAGGTGGGACAATTACAGGGAAGAATGAACTTCCAAATCCAAGAAGTGCTCCTGTGTTTGCTAATCCACCTAAAACAGTTGCTAATGCTACTGGTCCACCTGATGCATACGGAATAACCGCTCCAGCTCCTGTTGGACCTGTTGGGCCTGTGTCTCCCGTTGGACCCGTTGGACCTGTTGGGCCTGTGTCTCCCGTTGGACCTGTTGGGCCTGTGTCTCCCGTTGGGCCTGTTGGACCTGTGTCTCCCGTTGGGCCTGTTGGACCTGTGTCTCCCGTTGGGCCTGTTGGACCCGTGTCTCCCGTTGGGCCTGTTGGACCTGTTGGACCTGTTGGACCTGTTGGACCTGTTGGACCTGTTGGACCTGTCGCCCCTGGAGTAGCATTGATTAATTGAATTAATAAACTAAAAAGAAGTTGTAAAGTTGCAGGATCGACATTTGAGTCACAGGATACAGGGATAAGATCTAAAGCGAAGAAGAATTGTGCAAGGGCACTATAAAATTGTTGCAATAATGTTGACAATTGTCCTAAATTAGGTGCTGGAGATTGTAATAAAACTATAATACTTTGAGTTAATTGTTTCAAAAAATTAACTTCTGGGGAAGATAGTAAGGAATTTAAGAAAATTAAAAATTGATTAAATAAATTGAGTAACGCTACTCTGTTTGCATCACTTGGATTTGCAAAAAATGCTGAAATAGCTGGTATTAATGAATTTAGTAAAGTAATTAATTGACTTAATTGTTGGCTAGTAATAGGAACTGACTGTGGATTTTTACAACAATCTGCTGAAAAAACAATCGGACTGCAGTTATTATGATCAAAACAATCATTATGTTTCATTTATTTCCTCCTTATTTAATAATTTTGAGAGGATATTCTTATACTAAGAAACACTCAATTGTAATGGTGTTGAATATTTTTAAATATCCATTTTCTTAGAATAAAAATAGTTACTAATAATTAAACTATAAAAATTCAGTTTAATTACATTCACAACTCACATAATATAAGTATACGCATCTATTTATCTAGTGCTTAGATTAATTCCCTAATGAAAAAGCGTATTTTTAAAGGAATACGTTATTACTCCTATCAACGTGTTTATTTTGTCAATAAACGAAAAGGCATATTAATTTATAAGTTCAATAATGCCATTCTAGAGTAATACCAAATGAAGTTTTTTGAAAAACTTTAATCTTCACAACCTAGTTGTTTATATCATGAGTTTCTAATAATGCATTTCATTTTCCATTAAGAGCTAATCATTTTGCTTTTGCTGACTAATTATTATTTCTTTGTAACAACTTATACTCATCTTACATACATTATCTTGAATCCTTACTTTTCAAACCATTTAATTGTTCATGACTCACACACATTAACAATATATGAATGGTGTACTGATTCATAGAAGAGTACCATATAATGGTGCTCTTCTTTATTTTTTTGTAACAATTTATACTCATCTTACATACATTATCTTGAATCCTTACTTTTCGAACCATTTAATTGTTCATGACTCACACACATTAACAATATATGAATGGTGTACTGATTCATAGAAGAGTACCATATAATGCAGTGACCCCTGTCAAGTAGACAGGATTTAAAAAGCGCAACTAAGCAACCTGAGTTCTATATTTATATGGACTCAGGTTGCTTAGTTGCGCACAGCAAATTTAACCTCATCTGCTTTGCGGAAGGAATATAAATGAAAGCATTCTGCCTTAAAGTGACTGAAGAAGTTTTACATACAAGCTTTATCCCAACAATTACCTCGTCGAGACATACTTGCCTTCAGCTGATTTTTTTTAAGTAATTGATTATATTGACGAGATGTATATTGAGACCCTTGATCACTATGTAAGAGGATTCCCGTTACATTTCGTTTTTTCTTTACCTTTTTAAGTGTATCTAACACAAGCTTTAAGTCATTTCTACGACTGGTTTCATAGGTAACAATTTCATTGTTGTACAAATCCTAAATAGCTGATAAGTACAGGCGTTGCCCATTGAAAATCAAGTAGGTTATATCCGTTACCCATTTCTCATTTGTTTTTGAAGCTTGAAAGTCTCTATTTAGATGGTTATCTGAAATCACATATGCCTCTTTTTTTCCTAATTACGGCTTTGATGCCTAATTGATTCATCAATCTTTGTATGCGCTTATGATTCAAATGAAGGTTATAGGTAACTTTCAGCCACACTTGCACTCCTCTATTTAATGTTTAACTAAGAATTATAGAAAAAGTCCTTTTCTCTACTTTACATACACATAGGCTTCATTTGCAGTTACATAGTATGTTGTGCCTTTACTGTTGTGTACTTTGTATTGTGGTGAACCATTAACAGATAATTTAGCATCAATAGTAAATCCAAGTCCTTCATCTACGGTTCCTGCTACATCTTTGTCAGACCAAGAAGCAGAATCATAAAAACGAAGGTTGTCCACTTTAGAAACAACACGTTTACCTTCTACAGAACTTGAAGCAGAAGTTTGTTCCCCTTGATATTTAATGTAAGATGGGTTGTTATAAATCCATTGGTTACCACCAAGATTTAACCAATCACCTTGTTTTCCCCATACTTGATATGCTTCTCCTTTATTTAATTGACGAATAACACCATGATTTGTTGATGGTCCACTTCTTAGGTTGACGTTAAATCCTTCAATATAAGCTACTCCTGTTGTGCCTACAACGTTTGGAGATGGCTCTTGTGGTTTTGGTTTAACTGTAACTGTTGCGCCTTCATACGCCTTTTGTACGTCCGCTCTGAATTGTGATTCTGATACACCATGACTGCGAAGATAATCAATCGGATCTTCATGGTCAGTTCCACCTAATTTGTAAGTAATATCTTTATGTGTCCATAAACCTTTGCTTGGATGAATCCCTCTATCTTTTAAAATCTTAGCTAATAGTTTTACATAACGCTCGTAAGAAGATTTAAATTTATCTGGGTTGCTAGTTTCAGAAAGTTCTACGTGAACAAATCTTTTATTTGCAGATGGTCCAGCACCGTAAGCAATATATTTTGTATCAGCAATTTGAATTGTTTCGTTCCAATCTACAGCATAATGAACAAATGCATTTCTCCATGTTCTAGCTTCGTAATTTCTAATATTAATTGCTGGTGCTTCTGGTGTTGCAGTACTATGTGCAACAACGCCTTCATAGGCGCCCACACCGTAGCGATATGCCTGTTTCGGTAAGTCTTGGATGATTAGTACTCTATCAGCAAATGAAGCCGTAGCAAACGAAAATAAGAGTAATAGAGTCATAAATAATGAGCTAAATAGTTTGATTGTTTTTTTCATTGTGTATTTTCCCCTTTTTGCCAAACAAAAAGAGCACCGTCTTTTGACAATGCTCTCCTTATGTAAGGCGTGTATTTTTTATTTGGTATTATGTTTTTCTTTTCTTGCATCACTTCTTTGGATTTTTGCTTGAATTTCGGATGCTACACTTTCTAATAACCATGCAGGAATCCATTTTTCCCAGCCAATTCGTGCACAGTTTGCTGCGAAACTATTAAAAATGTGGTAGCTCAATCCACCGACTACCATGAAGAAAAAGAAATCAGGTAGTTTAAGAGCAATATCAAATAAATGTGCAAGGGCTGGTAATGATAAAAGCACCACGGTTCTCGTGATGCCCTCAATTCCATATTGTGATGAGTATGTTCCATCTAGTTTTGAAGCCTTACTACCAGTAATCCAGTCGAGCATAATAATCCAGCAGTAAATTGAAATCCAAATTAAATTAGCTTTGCCGTAGAGTAAATTAATTATTGTTCCTAATCCACCACCGATAGCACCACCTACTTTAAATTGAGTACTTGTAATAACATCGCTTATATTCAATGCCTTGATGAGTTCGTGAATTCTTTCCAAGTTCTCACCTCCTTTCAAAATTAAGTCAAAATAAAAAAGCCTGCTGCAGCACGCTCAATTTCGATAAAGTTATATGTTCATTTTCTTCCATGCATATTCTAGTGGTTCAGTTCGTGGCGGTTTCATTACTTCTTTTTCAGAAGCACCTCCCTTACCTTGAGATAAATTGTGCATAACACCTTGACGGGTAGAAATCTGTCTAATACCTGTTCGAATCCAATCATCGGGATTTAAAATAACCCCTTGATGTTTGAGAAGTTGCCTAACTCCTGTATGTGAAAAATCAATTGGATTCACCTCAATTATGTTTTAGATGAATATTAAAATACATTGGTTCAAATGCTAGGAAATTTGTATCCTTCACAATCTTTACCCAAAAATCACGCGTGCTTTGTGCAGCTACGGAATCAACTTGTATTTCATTCAAATAGTTAATACCATCTAATGAAATAAGCGCCCAAGTGTAACCGAATTTCTCCATGTACTGTTGAATGGATAGTTTTATATTTGTAGCAGCACCTATGTTGTCATTTACGATTGTCATTTTTACAATACGCTCATTATTCAGCATGTAACCTAAATTCGTTGGATCCGTTGTATTTAATTCTGCGCTATTCATTTTGATTTGTAGGGATGAACCCATATAATACATATCTCCACCATAGAAAGTAGCTTGTTTCTTTGCTAGTAGTTCATTTTCTTTATCATATATTTCTATGATTCCCTCAAACTCTAAAGAAGGAAGTAGAATATCAATGCCTGTATGAGCTGCAGCTACGATGTTAGTAGAAAGGATATTATCTGCAGTATCTTTTAATACAACCTTATAATTTTCATATAGTTGGCGCAGACGTAACATATTGCTTGTTGTCATAATAATTTTATTGATATCTAGCGGTATAAATCCCTCTGCAGTTCCTCTTTTTAAAACAACACCAATTCTTTTTGCTGCTACTGAGTCGTTATCCGCATAATCAAAAAATGTATCTGTCTTTGTGTAAAAGTCCCATTGATTTTCCTTACAAATTGCCATCCACTCTTTATTGCTTTGCGAACCATTAGCAGCATAAGATTCAAGGAATTCAACCTTATTCTTTTCATTTTGATAGATCAGTAAGCCGCCTTCATCTCCTTCTTTTGTAGGAGCATAATCCGCAATAACCTGGATTGCAAAGTTACTTTGTGGTTTATCGATTAAAAGCATAACGTCTTTATCTGCAGAATGATTCATACGTAAGAATCCTTTTTGAACAGCATTGTTAAATGCATTTGATGGTGACATAATCCATTTGGGATTTATAGAATCAAAATCATCTACAAATAGTTTTCCACTTTCTTTTTCATACAAGGATACTTTAGGCTTTTTGATTGAATCTGGTGATAGTAATTCTCCACCTAATACGTCAATAGCATCTATAATATTTTCTTGAGCTTCAATTACAACTGTATGAATACCTGCTGAAAGATTTAATTTCTCATATGCTAAACATTGTTGTAATGGAGATTTAGGAGAAATTGTGTAAGTTTCAGAAGAACCGTCTATTGTAATTTGTATTGGATATCGATAACTTGAGTAATTATTGTGTTCTGAAATAACTCGAATTCCAGTTCCCGAAAATGCAAACTCACAGGTGAAAGGTTCGTTACCGTGATCACTATTATGAAAAGATACTGTATTGTTAAAGTAACCCTTAAAGTTTGCTAGATGATTCCAAGTGCCTGTATATTTAATATTACTATCCGTATCATCAAACCGTTTCCACCCTGGTTCCGGTTCTTTTAATACATCACCAACTTTAGCGCCTAAATCTGCGTAATCAATAGCAGCTAAAAATGTATAATAAATTCCAGGTGTTCCTGGTGGTAGAGCGGAACCTTTTGCTGTAACAGTAACGATATGCTCACTTTTCACTAAATCTAGTTTTTCAAAACAAACATGGAAAGAACTAGAAGTAGCGGGAACTGAGCCAGTAAACTTAGTTCCATCAATACTGACTTCAATGTTAAATTTGTGTTCATGCCACTGTTTAAGCATTATGCGTAAAGATGTTCCGGTAAACTTAAACGAAAATGTGCGGCCCTCTTCTCTCCCTACAAACCAGGCACTTGCATCAATAAGATTTTTATCATCGCCCACTACATCCCATCTTCCAGTTTGTGCAGCAGGAGTTCCGTATAGTGGCATATCGTAAAAAAAATTACCTGGACCTACATTTGCTAAACTGCAATACTTTCGTGTCCAACCGGATTCTGGGTTTAGTAGACTTTTTCCTAATTGATTGGCCATTGTATCCTCTCCTACTTATCTTGTTTTTTTCCAGTTTGAATTTGTCCACCAAGATTGACGGCTATGACGTAGCCATAACTTCGGATCATCATTTTCTTTTTCAATCACTATTAATTCATCTGGTTTTTCTGTATCTAGTACTCTCTCCATTTTGAATCGTTCATTATCCTCCAGAACTGATTCTCGTTCTGCTGTACGTTCAAATCGTTCATATTCCTCTGTAACGATTTCTAATTCATGTTCCCTATCAAATGTATCTACTTCGTTAGCCACGGCTTCTACACTAGCCTGTCGCTCTAATAACTCTTGTTCACTAACGATTGCATATTGTTCAGATTCTCTTGCTGCATGTACAGTTTCAATTACATTTGTATCTGTTGTTATAACTTCTTTATCGGCTGGTGTTATATCAGAGATAATTCCGCCATCAAATTCACGTATACTGGTAAAGGCTTCTTGCTCTGTAATAAGAGCTTGTTGTGTATCCTGTTTATAAGAAATATCTAATGATATATGTTCAGCATCTAAGATAATTGGAACAATGTTAGAAGCGACTTCTTCAATTACTGCAGTTGTATGTTCTTTTATTGCTTTTTCAGATTCAATTGTTTGATCTAGTTTCATCTGCATCAGATTTAATGATTTAGATGAATCATTAAGTAAGGTAATTCGTGTTTCTAGTTCTTTTTGAACACGGCCGAACAAATCGAATTCTGGAAGATATACAGGAATACCAAGGCCCTCAAATAAATCAAACTCTTCTATGTTTGCTTGAAATTCTTTTTCTGTTTTATTGGCAACTTCATCAGTATCTACATGTGTAATAATTAAGCGTTCTTTGAATCCGAATGAAGAAATTTCATCTACATGTGTAAGTATTGCAGTATCTTCCTTATCCGCTTGATCCAGTCCAACTACAGTTGCTTGCAACTCATTTTTCACTTCTGCAAAAGTAACGTCTGGCAATGCACCTTGTAATTCTTTTAAGATACGATGAGAATAATCTGCATCAGTAATATCGGCATGTATTTCATGTAACCTCTCTGCTTCTTCTGCGACAATTGTCTGTATCACGAATATGTTTTGCGATTTATTCGCATCATCAGTTCCGGAAATATCTTTAACAGATAATACCCGTGAAGCATTTTTAACTTCTTGTCCTACCTCTATAGCTGCAGTAAATACATTTTCTTTATGTGCGAATTCTTGTTGATCGGCATAAACAGAATCAAGTGTTTCTACGATACGTTCAAATGCGTGTGTTGTATCTACATTCGCATACCGTGCTTTTGTTCTTGTAAATGATGCAGATTCATTTCTTTCAGTATCAAATACATTTATTTTCTTGCTTACTTCATTACTTGCAATAACATCTGCAGCAAGTTCCTTTGTTCGAATAGAGTGATCCAGGTGAATTCGCTCTACATCTATGTCACGAATTAAATACGCGCTTTCTATATTTTCATAAGGGAGAAGGTTCACGCTTTCTATTTCTTCTAAGCGGTTCGATTCATATTGTGTAGCAACAGAGGTTTCAATGTCTCTTTGCATACGAGCAAATAAATCATAATCCGGAAGATAAACCGGTATACCCATACCATTGAACAAATCAAATTCTTCTATAATCCCTTTAACTTCTCGCTCTTTTGCACCAAATTCGAATTGTGCCGGAGCATGAAGAAGTATTTCTTTTTGCTGTATATCACCAGTTTCATTTTCGGCAATGGATACAGGTAATATATTCGGAACTGCAGTAGATAAAGTAACTTCTGCATGTGTAGCTTTTAGCTCCCTGGTAACAATCTCGCTTGTTTCATTATGCATTGATACAGCTTCATAATCCGTTGTAACTCTGTCGGCCATAAGGTCATTATAAAAACCTTCACCGTATACAATACGCGCAACATTTACCCATTCTGGTAATACTTCCACACCTGCAGCGAATTCACGTAATTTCCCCTTTAGTAAATCATGCTTTATGATCGGTGCAGCTTCATATTCATTCGTTATAAGACTTGTTTCATCAGAAGCGTGTACCATTGCCTCTATCTCGTTTGGTTTTTCGCTCTCTACCCCTTCGATATGGTTTATATCGAAAATTCGTCTATGTTGTTGCGATGCTTCTGCAGAAATTAGTTGAACAGAAATACTGTCCATTCGTTGGGAATGCTGCATTTCAATGTTGGCCACATTTATATTTCGATTTAAATCAATATCAGTTGTATTTGAAATGTAGGCTTCTACCTCTATTTGTCGCAATGCATTCTCTACTACTTCTGTTAAAATCCCTGTTGCTCTTACTTTTGTGGCGGTTACTCCTGTGTTATCTTCTTTAACAGCCTTATATCTCGCATAAGGAGCAATGCAAATTGGATAATCACCATCATTTTTGTTTTCTGTATTTGCTGGTGTAATAGAAAAAGAATAAACTTTTTCATTCTGATCTGGTCCAGAACCAACTACAACAACATGACTTTTTTCTTTGGTACATATAGAAGGGGAAGCAATAGAATAAACTTTTTCACTCATTCTTCTGCTACCCCCTTATGCTTAAATATCTTCTTTGTAGATCGCTAAACCAATTGGATTAAATGGTGTTGCTTTCGCTTGTGTCATAGGACAAACCGGCGTTGTCGGTAATGTGTAGCGATATAATTGAGCCATTTCATAAGCTCCTGTGATTTCAGAACCAATAACCGGTGCTTCGTTAAATGTAACGGTCTTATCTTCTGCATTGTATACATAATCTGTTTTTTCTACTTCTTTACATGAAATGAATAATCTTAACGTTTCGCCCTTTGGCTTATGTTCTAAATGAAATACTTTACGGTGTCCGTCACCTTGTCCAAGTACTTCATCTACAACTGTTTTTTCAATTTCTAGCTCATCGGCTTGTTGGATGTTCTTCGGATGTACTGCATATACATCATCCAGCTTTCCAACATAGCCATCATTTGGATGCACAATATAAATTTGAGATAAATGATATTTACCACTATAAACCGATGGATTAAAGCGTCCTTGTCCACTATCTACTGACATATCATGAGTAATGAAAGCTAAATAATGATGCTGGTACATGGCTCCTGTACTTGATTGTGATAATTGAACCGTTTCGTTTCCGTTTGATGTATCAGAACCGTAATCAAGTGGCGCATTACCAATTTTCTTATTTGGTGAATATACAAATTGGTCGCCTGGTCTGCAGCCGCTTAAAATAATCATGTTTTTTCTTGGTGCAACATCGAATGTATATAATTTCCCGATATACAACGGAACAAATAATGCACGAACTGGATTTGGTGTTGGATCTACACGCATAAACATAATTAATCGGTCCTTGTTTGCGTTCCCATACAGATAAACAACAGAGTCGCGATTTAATTCTTTAGAGAAACGCTGCTCCGGTGTAAAACTAATTGATGTATAAGGGGATGGGTTCACAAAATTGATCGTAGAATATACTTCGCCCATAATACTTTCCATCTTTTGTACATCGAAACTTGTTTTTGCTGTTAATGTATCCAGTGTTCCGTCTTCTTTTGGTAATAAGAAATAAATACCGCTAATCTTAATTGTTGTATCTGCTGCAGGTGCGGTTTTAAATACAATTTCCGTTTCAGTGAACGAATACTCGCTAGGATCAACAATAGTATTATCCTTGTAAACTACGGTCCTGCTTTCGTCAAAGTTAGTGAATGGCAATGCGAAGTTCTTTTTCGTTCCATTTCCATTTCCTAATTCCCCTGATTTATCACCGGAAAGGATCTCTTTTTCAATAAAGTATCGATTAAAAGTAAATAGCAGCATGTCATTGTTTGGCTCGTATGTGTTGGTAGCTAATCTATATTCGCATGTTACTTTATCGCCTTTTGCAATAGCGGTAGTAAATGTTACTTTTCCTGTAGTTGCATCCACCTTATATTTACTCTTCTCTTGTTCAAACCCATTTACATATACAATGACAGAAGGGCCAAGAACAGGAGAAACAGGGATAGAGAAGTCTTTCTTCACTCCATCTCCCATCCCTAATTTACCTAGTGGAGAATCTGCAGAAATAAACCGGCTATCAGTGAAATCAGAATCAGCAGTGTCATACGCATTTGCTATACCGAATCTTCTGCGTTCTCCATCACTTCCTAATGATTCAAACAACCTTACATCAATAAATTTTGAAATGCCGCTCTTAATTTGGAAAAATAGCGTTCGTTTCCAACCGTTATCAGCAAATAGTTTTTCTAATTCTTGCGGTAATGTTTGTAAATATACGACTTTATCAAACCACATATATGTACACTCCTTTATACTGTTTTCTCAAAAATACCTAATCCAGCAGGACGGTAGGCCGTAGCAGGTCTTTTTGTAATTGGTGAAATAGCATCTACATTAAAGAATTTGTAAATGTCGTGCGAATCCGGACAAGTATTCTTTCTAACTTTTAATCTATCGCCATTTAATAGACCTAGTGGAGACAATAGGATCATATAAGGTAAATATCCACGTACACCTTCATCTGGATGAACAATATAAGCGCGTGAAGTATGTACTTTATTGCTATAAACAGACGGGTTAAATTGATATTTGTATTCGTCATTATCTTGTGATTGCCATGCTAGTGAATATTGACCGCCATCTTTGCCAACGCGATCTGGTGGCATTGCATTAGGTGCTACATTCCAAGCAATAAAATGAGCCTGGTACCTTGCTCCTAATCGTGAACGTTTAATAATTACGTTATCAATACCGTTACCAGGAGAACGTGGATAAGACTTCATGACAGGCATGTAGTTTTCTACATTTCTATATGGTTTCGTGTCGTTAAAATCGAATTTGTGTGATGCTGCTTCGTTCCCGGTATCAAATGCGGTTCCTGCCCATAATGCATCCCCTAATGTATCATCGTTAGCGTAACTTTCTAATTGGCCCATATAAAGCGGCGTAACTGGAACTACATTGTTTTCAAAAGCTGGTGTATTATCTGCTTGTATTAACAAAACAACGCGACTTTCATCAACTTGGCCATTAATTCGTACTAATGAATCCGGCCACCAATTTGTTTGAGCATCGGCACCTTGTAGATTTGTATTTCTTAATGTTATTTTTATCCAAGGGGACATCATTACTTGTGTTTCTGCTTCATCATAGGAATATACCTTGTATGAATCCCCCTTTTCAGGGTACTTTTTAATAATATTAATTTTAGTTAATTCTACATCTAATAATATTTTTTCAAATTTATTAGATTCATAAGGAAGAACAAGTGCACTCTCATCTGCAACGCTTGGTTCTTTTTCAATCATATAAACATAAAAACAAGAACGATCCCTGCCACTTTCTAGACGTTTTTTACCGTCTTCGGCAAAAGCCTTCTTTCCTTCTTCATTTGTGAAGTTGTATTTAATCTCTGACTTTTTAAGTGACCATTTTGAAATTTGAGCAATCCCATAAATAGAATCGCTATTGTTCTTCACTAACATGTGTTTACTCATGCCAAATTCAAATTTTGTATCATCGTCAGATCTCTGTTCCATATCTGGATAAACAGCTCTGAAAAATGATTTTACTTTCTTCCATCCGTTAGCAATTACCAATTTAACAATTTCATCTTGGAATTCGCCTTCTGTATACATTTTTTCAACGTATGCCATCTATTTCACGCCCCTAATCTCTTAATAGTTGGTAATTAAGCCATATAGCTTTTTTCTCTGCAGATGCATTATGGTATTCAAACTTTAGTTCTGCATTAGCAGGTATAGGTTTTACAATGGAAAAATTAAATCCCTCCGGCACGTCTTTTACATAAACCTCTTTAAATACTTGTTGGCCATTAACAAATAAATTCCAGTAGTCCGAATCACTGTAATGTGAAGCAGCAACAGAAAAGGCAATCATTTCTGTTTCGAATGGTAATGAAAACTTATCTACATGAATTTCATCATGAATACCAACTCTTCGCCCTTGTATAAATGGCTCTGTTTTTATTGGGAAGTAAGGTGCGTCGAATCTTCCACCAGCCATATAGGTAACAGCAAAACTCATCAATACGCCCCCTTATCTTAAAAAGTGCAATTCAAACCAAACTGTTTTATCAAGAATTCCTTGGTTATGGAATCGAAATACAATTGTGTCTCCTGCTTTAACCGCTTTATAAACCATAAAGTGCATCCCTTCCGGAAGTCGCTTTGTATAAATATCTTGGCAAACGATTTGTCCGTTTACGATTAAATCCCATTTATCATCTAATTCGTAAATGGAAGAACTAACACTAATTGCGTAAATCTCCATATCTGCAGGTAATGTATATTTCTTTTCATCGGTTTTAAACGATGTAGAATCCATAATGAAACCAGGTATGAATGGTTCTATTTTAGTTGGATGAAAAGGTGGATCTAATCGGCCACCGGCTAAATATGTTGTTTCAAACAAGAGCAATCACCCTTTTTCTTGTATTAAAAAATTCCCGTGCATCATTACGACACATCGGGAATTGGTAAATCAGATAGCATACCGTTACCTTTATTAAGAAGTCGCGGCTGCACACGTTCCAATTGTTTTTGTGCATTATATATTAATTGTATCTCCATCTCTTTTCCGGTTACTTTATGGGAGATAAGAACTTTTTCTAACATGCCTTGTGCATTAAAAGCTAAATCGTAGTGTAAGTATTTATCTCCATCGACTGCAGATAAACGAGCACCGTCACGAATAAGCGTATAGCCTTCGGTCATGCCTTCTTTAAATACATCATTTGGATCATTCCCAGGCATTGGTTTACCACCGGTATATATTTGCCTATCGATTAATCCTTTCATCAAATACATAATCGGATCATATAAGTTTTTTTGCATTATCATAGAATCACCCCTAGTTCACCCTCGTAACAGACCATGTTTTGGCTGGACGTTGGATATAATAGTGATTTGCGTCTTGATTTACCCGAGGAAATGATAAATCTGGTAAAGAACCATAATCAAACAAGATATTATTCTTCGTATCCAGTACTTGCAAACGTCCTGTAAGAATCCCTTTTGGGTTTCGTACTGCTTCAAATACGATAATATTCACGCCGTATTCAAGTGGAATATCAACATACGTCGGATTGTTCCGGATGAAATAATTTTCTTCGATTAATTTATCATTACAGTAAATATTTAATAAATCGCCATCCTCTAAATCCCAATCCCAAAGTTTTAAACGTAATGTATCTACATTTACTGTAATACCGGTTATATCTGTATAAGGAGCAGGTTCATACCCATAGTTAACAGTTAAATCTAAAGTTTGATAGAATCCATCGTCTGCAGAAATCATTGTATTAATCCCTTTAACAAAGTAATTCCACTGTTGACCAGAATCTCTATTGTAAACAGAAATAACATCAAATAATTGAATCCTTGGATCACCAACTACTGCTACTGTTAATGTTCTGAACTTCTGAATTGTTTTTAAATGATAAGCTGCAGCAACCGCTCTTCTTGCAAAGAACGTTGTCGCCCAGGGAACTTCTATCATTTCCTCTCGTAAATCACCCTGCGATACATTTTTTAATAGAAACGAATTAAGAAATCCGTTTGCGTAATCTCCACATTTAACAACAATACTGTTACTTATATCCTGGTCAGTTAGCTGCATATCTAAAGAGATAAGATTTTCCCCTTCTCTAAAACTAAACTTTGCAGGTTCATTAATTGCATAATCTGGCATTTTCATAAATGTACAACTTCCGTCTGGTTCGTGTTTAATGTAGTGGAATGTTGTATCTATAATATCGCGAACAATTTCATCCCATTTTTGAAATCTTTTACCGGTTGCTCCTTCAACAATCCAACTTTGATTGGTTCCAGGAATATTTACTCTGTTACCATGAAGGACAACTCCGGCTTTTTGGAAGAAGAACTTCACAACATCATAAACATTACCGGTAGGTGCAACAATTTCATCTGATCCAGGTGTTGGGATTACTGATTTATGTAAAACCTTCTTATAGGATGTAGTGCAGGTAACTGAAATCGTGCCACTTTCGGCATTTACCTTTACATCAGATACAAAACCATGTATATACGGCAAAGCTTCTTCACCGTAGCCAATAGACACTTTAAATTCAGTCTGCGGATATAGCTGGTTTGTATTTGTTACCTCACTGTTATAAAACCATTCCGAAATAGAAGAGAACTTACCATACCAGTTATCAGGAGCCATTTGACCGTATTCATTCGCAAAGGTAATAGTAAATGTACTAGCAAACTGATCTGCGTTCTCCTGCACTTCTAAGCCTATTACACGGTGTTGTATTTGTACGTAAGAAGAAGAGTCTCTTCTTTTCATATAAACAATTAAATTAGGGGAGTTATTCCCCACTTGGAAATAGCTCCCCAACATTCTAATTAAAGAAATAGATCCTTCTCTCACATCCCATCAACTCCTACTCCTGCTTGTGACATAGATATTAATTTACATTTTGCTATGACTAGCGTTCCTTTTCGTATTGCATCTACTTCATTCGGCGGAATAATACCCCCGTAGGTACCGTAATCACCTGTAATAATATGAGGACGGTATATTTCCCTCATGAAATCACGCCAATAACTGATATCTTTGAATAGAGCCGTGAATTCAACTTCACAGCCTTTATTCCCCGCACTCTGGTAACGAGGATATCCGTGCATGACATTATAAGTTTTTAAGCCGTCTAGTGATTTCGGTAATTTTGTTTGTTCAATCTTTTCGATATTAGGTACATGCCCAAAAGCATAGTAATGTACGTCGCGTATATATGCTACATCAGAAGATCCATAACCGATTGTTGTAAATTCAATCGTTTGTGGACCTGCACCTACAAAGATTTCTCTCGCTTCCCAATCATAAGGACCTCGCGCTCTGAATCTCTCAATCCCATTAACCCGAACAACAAAGTATTTATTTGGTAGCATTCCATCAGAACCAATAGGAACCTGGGACAAAAACGAAAAGTTATATGTCCCTGGCCATGAGAAATCAATGGTATATCTTATTGTGTCTTTTAACTCTGCAGCCTTTCCTAAGAGATGGTATGAACCAGCTCTTCTATGCAATGTTTTTAATATACTCATACATTTCGCACCGCCATTCCCATTAGATCATCAGCAACTACGTTTTGTAGCAGCTTTCTCATTTTTACAAAGTCGTCTGCAGATTGTAGTTTTTCAACAGCGACTTTAAATGTAGCATTTTGAATTGTTACGCCATTATCCGTTTTCTTCTCAACGTGGGTTTGTCCAGCAAATGGATGTGCAGTTTTACCAATTAAATCAGCAGAACGTGCGCCCATTTGTCCAATTTGATTAGATACATCGGTCACTAGTTTCATTGGTTTAGGTGGAACGACAGCTTTATTTAATAGTTCAGAAGCTTTGTCTACTGCAGGAATCATTTTTTCCATCCCTACACCAAGACCTTCTGTAATATAGCCCCCGTATTCCATCATTAACCGGGATGGGCTTCGGATACCAAAGAACTTCAATACGGCTTTAGGTATTCCCGAAACAACGCCTTTAGCTTTTTTTACAAGCCAATCTGCCATGCCGGACATACCTTCACCGATACCTGCGATAATATCTTTTCCCCAACTAATTGCATCTTTTGCTACATTTTTTACTATAGAACCAACCTTACTAAATACATCTTTTACAGTATCTACAACCCCTGTAAATGCACCAGTGATTGCTTTCTTTATAGTTTTAAAGCTACTAACAATAAATTCTTTTATACCGCCAACAACATCGGTTATTGTGTTATATAATTTGTTGAAGTTAGTAATTACAAAACCAACAAATTCACGTACTGCACTAATGATTATGAACTTTATAAAATTCCATGCCGCTTGAATAAAGTTTTTAACTGCATTCATCACGGAAGTAATTATGTCTTTAATGAAGTTGAATGCTGTTTGAACAGTATTTTTAATGAAATTCAATACAGTAACAAATACTGTTTTTATAAAATTCCATGCTGCAGAAATGATAGTTTTAATAACATTCATTACTGTTGAAATCACATTTTTTATGAATTCAAAAGCAGCACGAATAAATGTTTTTAAGAAATTAAGTACAGTGGTAAAAATCGTCTTAATGATATTCCACGCTGTACGGAATATAGTCTGCCATAATTTAACGGCTGTTAGGAATAGAGTCTTATAGAAGTTAAAAGCGCCTACTAAAATAGTTTTGATTAGGTTTAAAGCGAAAGAGAATACAGCTTTAATTGCATTCCAACCAAAGGTAATTATATTTTTCATTAAGCTAAAATAAAATTTAACTACTTTTACATAACCATCCCAAGCTTTAGAAAATATTTTACCTATGAATGACATTGCAGAACTGAATACCTTTTTCGTGCCTTCCCAAAATCCAGAAAAGAACTTGGACAACCCATTCCAAGCGGATTTTGCACCTTTAACAGTTGCATCCCAACCTTTAGAGCAGGCATCACCAAGCCATTTAACTGCTTGTTTGGTGTATTTAACAATGTCATCCCAATTTTTATAAATTAGATATACTAATCCTACAATTGCTAGTATGGCGATCGTCCAAGGATTCATCAGTAAGGTCATCATGGATCTGCCCAACAGCGCTAGAGCTTTCCCAATTCCACCAAACATACCGATAAGTTTAGGGCCGACTTTAAGAATGCCTGTAAATAGCATTGGTACTTTAGTAAGTATTGGTACTAGGAACCTTAATGAACCAACAAATGCACCTACTCCACTTGTCATAAAGCCCATCATGGCGACTAGTGGACCTAATACAGCAACCATACCTAAAATTGCTACGATACCAATTTGAATTGGCTTAGGAATAGAACTAAAAGCCTTTGCAGCAACTTCTACTGCTTTAATGATTGGAGGAAGAGCAACTTCTGCAATGTCTAAAATGGCTTGTCCTAACGGTTCTAATGATGCCATTGTAGTACGAGCAAGTTTCTGCCAACGAACACCAAAAGCTTCTTGCTGCGTTTTCTGCATTTTTTTCATGCTGCCATCAACGTTTTGTAATGCACCATCAGCGTTATTTAGCCCTAATACAGCTTCTGCACCCATGTCTTCCCATTTTGTACCGAATACAGCAACACCAAGCTGGTTTGCTTTTACTTTATCGTCCATCTTACCTAAATCACCTAAGACGGCATTAAATACATCTGCAGAAGTTCCTTTACCTTTATTGAAATTGTCCCAAACCTTTTGAGTTTCTGGGCTCATTTCTGCAAAGGCTTCTGTTACACCTTTTGACCCATCTTGTACACGAATACCGAATTCTTTCACAAGATCGTTTATGTAATCGAGATTATATGAACCATCTTGCGTTCCATTTGCCATAATGGTAAACATCTCTTCTGCAGAAAAGCCTGCTTGTTTAAATAAAGGCGCGTATTCGGAAATGTTATCGAACATTTCATTTGAGAAATTTAAGCCTGCTTGTCCACCAGAAGCTAGAAGGTCAAATGTCTCTTTTGCACTTAAACCGAACTGATTCATAAGCTGTCCGGCCCCTCGTGTAACCTCATTAACATCTGTATCAAAAGTTTTTGCAAGAGTCATAGCGTTCTGCGTAGCTCCCTGCATTTCATCGAAAGAAAGATTCTTCATGTTTTGACTTACTTGTATTACAGCTTCATCAACTTCTTGAATACTTTCTCCAAATCCATCTTTCCAGGTATCTTTTGCAACATTACCAAGCTCTTTTGTAGCTTCTTTTGATAAACCAAGTGTAGATTCTAGCTTTCTATTAGAAGCATCAAAATCAGACGCTACTTTTACAGCAGCTGCACCAATACCAGCTAAAGGCAATGAAACACCTGCAGTCATATTTGCGCCTGTTTCTTGCATCTTGCTACCTACATGGCTAATTGATTCCCCTGCTTTTTGAAACTTATCATGCATTCCATTTGCAGTTTTTTGTACACGATCTTCGAATTGTTGTAAATCTTTATAAGCGCCTTCTGCTTTAATACCAATCGTTCCGAACAGTTGGAACATTTCAGCTAACATTTACGCACCCCCTTTCACGGGGCCGATAACCATTTTATTCTTCATCGTCTTCTTGGAAGTGAGCCATGATTTGAGCAGCATGCGCTTCACATTCTTCTTTCGTCCATACTTCACCCATTTCATAAGATGATTCTTTATCGTCCTGGTTGTCAGTTAGTCCAAAAGCTTGAAGATAATCATTAAAAGTAGTACCTTCTTCAAGTTGACGAGTTTGAAAGCCAATGAACGCCATCTTCTTCCACTCATTTAGTTCTTCTTGCTGCTCTTCTCGTGCAATTAAAAAAAACAGGTCCATTAAACGCGAATACGGTATTGATAAGACATAATCATCTGTCCATCCATACCGTTTTTGGATTTTATCGAAAGCACGTAACATATTTTGTTCGGCTTCCTCTAAATATTCATCTGAATTTTCATTTACGCTAGGTTCGGCGCCGCTGCTGATTGGCTCCATTTCTCGCTCTGAACTTTCACGAGTCCCTTGACCTGGTTGAAAAAAGTCATTAAGTCTTCACTTTCTAATAGGCCCTGTATAACAGCAACCATTGCTTCCGGAGGGAACTGTCTAAATTCTTCTGCTTTCACTTTTAATAAACTAGCAAAGAACTCTGTAAAATCATCCTCACAAGCAGGGATCATCGTTAGAACACGGAAAGCAAATTCTAATCCTTTTTGTTGCTGCTTTTCTTTAAGTGCAACTAATTGCGCTTGTTTTTCTTCTTCTGGAAGCGATTCTGCTGCTTTAGTTAGTTCATCCATTGTTTGCTTATCCTTACCGAAATCAGCAAAGTTAGCCATTGCGCTGCGTCCAACCTTCGAAATAATCTTAGCGAATCGCCAAACATCCGTTACATTTAATCTTCGCATTGTTACTTTTTCACCTAAGATTGTAATTTCTGTACCGGTATTCATCATTTTTTCTAATATAGAAGTCATTTTGTCCGCTCCTTTTTTGTATTCCGTTCGTTTTATGCAATAGAAAACCGACTACCATTTATGCGGTAGCCGGTGCTTTTTGTACTGTTGCTTTCTTTTTCTTTGGTAAATAGATTTCGTATGGTGGTGTAGTTGGTGCAGATTCACTGTAATGACCGATAAACTTACATTTCAAACCAACCGTTCCTTTACCGTCTTTTAGATCCACTTCAATAGATGAAACTACCATTGCATTACGAATTACAAAAATTACTGGTAACTCACTACCCGAAATCATACCGATTAGTGCGATATCATGGTAATTCGAATCTGGAATATCATTTGAAGGTTTCATAATATCGTAATCAGTTTCAGTTGTACTATCTACCGTCATCCCTGGTAAAGCTAACTGCAGGTTTTCTTTTGTAAACTCTACTAATGTAAGTTCTACATGCGGCTCATCTTTTAATAACCACTTACCGCGTACCATTTTACCTAGTACACCATCAATATCTGCATCATAATACTCACGATCAAAACCCACTTTAGTTCCGCCTGTAGTCGCTCCTACAAGTTCACCTAATTCTTTTACACTTTTAAACCCTTTGTACATGACACCAGGACCGATAACAAAATTATCTGTAGTCCCTTCACGGACACCATTAATTAATTTCCAGCTCATTTGCCCTACCCCCTAATACAAGTCCGTTCGCGTGGTTCGGACAAGAAATTTCGCATTTATATGAATGATAGATGGGTCTTCATCTGGTACCGGCAGTTTACCTGCACGATGTATAGAAAGTATTCCATCATCTTTTAAACCAACTTCTCTATCTAGTAACTTTTCAATACGTGTAGCAATTAACTTTGCCTTATCGTAATCCCCATTATCACAATACACATCGAAATTTAGAATCATACGATCTATAATTTCAACATCATCGGGATTATCTGCTTCAATTCTCATAACTACATAAGGCATTTCCATATCATCTTGTGCAGTTTGGAATGAAAGAGCAGGGCCTTTGTCCTCGCCTTCACCATATTCAGATAGATTAGCTTTTATTATTTCATCGTTCTCTACAAGCATTCTAATAGCAGCAATAGCATTAGACATCTATTACCCTCCCATCATTCTCTTAAGTTCTCTACGTTCTTTTTCAAACGCCTTTAATAGGAATGGACGGGCTTCCATATGACTTGTACCAGTTTCAAGCCATATTGCTTTCTGCAAGTCGCTTCCTACTGCACCCAATACCTCTGATTGTGACCGTTTAACATTGTATTTAATCGAATTTAACAATTCACCTGTACGAACAGCAGGAGCTTCACCTGGTTTAGAAGCAGTATATTTACGACTCGTATGAGGTATTTTGTATTGTTTACCGCTACGGCTACCCATGAGATTCTTCTTCACTTGATTTTGTAAATGAATAGATGCTGCTGTGACCTTTTCAACACACATAGCGTTAATATGCGTCTTGATTTGCTCCATATTGCTTGAATACTCAATTTCTACTGAATTAGCCATATAGAATCATACCTTTTCGCAATAAATTTCAATGTGGCGATTCATAAACGCAGGATTGCGCGGTTCTCCTTTAACTTCAAACGTATAATCAACACCTAATTCTTCACTTTTGAAATGAATACGATCATTAGGTTTAATTTTGTAAGAAGCAGGCGCATATACCTTAAATGTTGTATCAAAATTTTGTTTATCACGCTTAAACCTTTCATTATCAGCAGCAGAATTAGTAGTTACACGACAAGTCATATTCTCATAAATGTCTTCTTCTGTTTCTGCATAATTACCAGAGGATTGTTTCTTTTTCATTTTTCGTTTTACAACTACCTCATGAATATATAAATCATCCATTCCACCATCATCGAAATACATTTCGTTCATGTGGCCATCACCGGCTTAACTCTTGCTCTAAAGCCTTTTAAACCATTGAGTATCTTATTGTTTGTAGCTGGTTCATCTAGTGTTTCTGGGCTAATCTGGTACGAATAATCGCCAATGCTCTCCGTTGTCTTCATACCTTTTCGTTGTAAGTTAGCACGAACTACTGCAGAAACAACCAAATCAATAATACATTTCTTCATAAGTATCTGCAGATCATCATAATCTTGTATCTTATATTCGAATTCATATAACTGATTTTCAGATAAACCGTAAACAATACGCCCATTTACAGTAATAGAATCGGTCATATCTTGTTTCGAACTAACATGAGTTACTTTTGCTATAGATTCAGTAGGAAAAGAAAGCCAAGCTAGTTTGCTTGTTTGAATGACTTCTTTCATTGGATTCTCCGGCTTAACTCTTAAATACTTCCTAACAATAACTGCGTAGTAATCTATTAGATCTTGAATAACCTTATCGGGCATTTTCTGCACATTTACGCGGTCTTTAATGTCCTGCATGGTAATATCCATTATGTTTCTTTCTCCTTCTTATCGACTTCTTTTACAAGTTCAAAATGTCCAGTACTTACAAGGTAATCAGCTTTATCATTTGCAACTGTTTCTTCTTGGCCATTCTTAAACTTTTGTCCATAAGCGGTGTAAGTGCCACCGAATCGCAGCGTAACTACTTTCACAATTAACACCCCTTTCACGAATGTAAACTAATTATTAAAAGTTTACTTTTTAACACGTTTATGATTTCCAACATATAGTGCTATGAGCATTCACAATATAGTCTAGGTCATTGCCGTGTTTTTTCTTATTAAAAATACGAATGTAAACTAATCAATGAAAGTTTACATTCGTATTGTTTGTTTTATTGGTTCTGTCTCGTTTTCCGTTAAAAACAAGAAATTATTAAAAAAGTATACATTCAAAACCCTAATAACAAAGGGTTTATTACCATAAAAAATACGCCTGGATATTAAGCTCCAAACGTATCCGGAATATTTGTTAGGATTGCTACTGCATCCAATTCTTGAATTACAGCATCATCATCAAAGTGAATTACATAGAATCGTTTATCTTCCATTACTGCAGATTTACCTTCTGTTGTTTTACGAATACGAGTTTCGTATGTGTTAACAGCAATAAAGTTACGTGGATCTGCAAGAATAATAACATCATCCGTTAAAGAAGGAACTGTAACAATTCCGTATCCCATCGGTTTATTAACTTGATCTCCTGCTCCAAGTAATGCAGCGTCACCAGCACCTGTAGGACGATTTGTTAAATACTCAATCCATTTTTCTCTACGATTTGGCGACATGATCCAACGTAGATTACTATTCTTATATTTGTTTGGCATAACACCAGATAACGCAAAGATTGAACCTTTACCAAATCCATTTGCTTTTGCTTCTTCTCCTGTACCAGTCACTAATTTAGCGTGGTCAATAATATGCGATTCTTTAGATTTTAAGATTTTCTTTAACCAACCATCGTTAATTGATAAGAATGGATCCGATGATTCAATATCACCATTCCAGTGTAAATCCTCTAAATCAACCCCCGTTTGAGATGACATAAGAGTCATTACTGTATCTTCAAAACCTTCACCTTCAATATTTTCACGAAGAGTTTCTTCTGTAATTTCCCAAGGTAGGCGGAGTGCTTTTGTATTGTATGGAATAGTTGATGTAGTAACACCTGCACGGTAATCCTCATCTTTATTTTCTGTTTTCTTACGTAGAATGCGGCCGCCAATACCAACTTTATCAAGTACACCTTGTTTTGCTTTACGCATCTCTTTTCGATGTAATTGAGAGAATGGTGTTGCGTCAAATGCCATTCTAAAGAATTCTTTGCTTTGCTCTGGATTTAATAAACCAGAAGAAACTGAACCTGTAGTAATTGTCTTTTCAATTTTAGATAAACGATTTAATAATTGTTGATTGTTCATATTGTTTATTCCTCCTTATATTACAAATTTAAATTTGAGAATACTGATTTTTTTATTGGTTGTTGTCCTGGTGTAACTTCTTCATCTGGATCTAAACCTTTACGGATAGAAGCAGCATTTTCGATATTTTCAATTCGCTTTGTAATTGGTTCTAATGCTTTTTGAATAACTGCTGCAGCTTTTTCTTCCTCTGTTTGCTCTTCTGGCGTCGGTTCTACCTCTTCACCATTCACCTGTTTTTCAATCTTTTCTAACTTAGTAGCTAGTGGTTCTACTGCTTGTTTAACAATCTCTGCAATATCTTCTGCTTTCATTTCATCTTCCTCCTGTGGTGAAGCAGCTTCTTTTATTTCAGTAATTAAAGCTAATGCTTCATCTAATTTTGTATGATTCTTTTGGGATAATACTTTACCCGCTTTTTTAATACTTTCTAAAACAATGCTTTCTGCTTGTACACTGTCTTCTGATTTCGCAATGGTATAACCACCTTTAATAGAAGAAAGTATGTCCTTCATATCATCAAGAGCAGCTACCATACGATCGATATCGGGATTACTTTCCCAAATCTCCCAATAGAACACATCTTCAAACAAATTAAAGACAGCTCGTAAATCACGCTTTTGTTTTTCATCAATAAAGCGGTCTTTTACTTCGCCTTTTGTGATTTTGTGAGTTTCACCTTTAACGAAATCTAACATCTTTCGAATAAGGCCTTTATCTTCATGAGTAAAATCATCAGTCTTGGCGATTTCTACTCGTTCACCAAATCCACCCATAGAAAAACCGGTAACTTCACCTTTTTTAATTTCTTCCCAGGTGTCTGCATCATCAACACGAACAGTCATAAGCCATGTTCCTGCTTGTACTTCTTGTTCGCCTACTGTCATATCACTTTTAGCAATCCAGTTTTCAACAACTGTCCCTTTACCAGCGATTTCATCATGTTGCTTGTCAATGTGTTGGTAATTCTCCATAAAGGTATAAGCAGCCTTTTCAATTTCTTCTGCTGTCATTTTATCCCCGTGTGAATCTTCTACATCAGGTTCATATACTACACCTGTAACAAGCTGCTTCTCTTCCTCTGTTTTAAGGATTGGAACTTGCTTTGATATATTTGGTTGTTTAGCAGATTCGCTTTTCATAATGGCGAATTGACGACCATTAGCGCCTTTTGTAACTAATGAAACATAGCTGATATTGGCGTTTTTTAGTTCGTATCCCATCGTTTTACCTCCTTCCCTATAAATATTGGGGTTCCACTGTCAAAACGCATAGCAGCCAATTTAAAGCCTTATACGTTTTGACGATGAAACCCCAATTAAATAGGTGTATTTTATTACTCTTCTGAAATCATAGTACATCGGCAATGCGGATGAGCTGGTGGGCACATCTTTCCATTACTAAATAGATCATCAATATCTACCGTTTCCCCATGTAAACCACCACATTCTTTACAAACACGCTCATCGTTTCCTGTAAGCCATGTTTTCTTGTTTCTATTTGCGCCCTTATAAGCAATTAAATTGCCGTAATTCATTGCATATGTAGTTTCTGTACGTGCAATCATCATCGCTCTGTAGTTGCTCGCTTCTGACATTACATCTGCAATGGAAACACTTAATGCATCGACACCCATTCCCTCACTAAGATTCTTTAGCATTGTTTCTCTTAATCTATCTTTAGTGGTTTCATGGATTCCCTTTGCTAATTCAAAAGCGTAAGTAGCTACCCATTTTGCAGCAACGTCACCAATTGGATCTAATACCATCCAGGTTAAACCGTTAGAAGCTATAGTACTCTGTACAAACTCTGTTACATCATCCTGTAGTGTGTCCGTGACTTCATCGACAAACATTTGTCGTTCCTCATCCCAATCAATACTATCAAGAAATTCATCAACTTCTGCTTCATTAATTACAGGAACAAATTCTTCATCTGCTTTATTAATACGAATTACGGGAAGCAGGTTTAAGAGCCGTTTTCCCTGTTCAGAAAAAAATCAGCTACCTTCTTTTGCATAGCTTTCTCTATTTCTTCATGCTTTTCCCTAAATGTATTAATAGCAATTAAGTTATCTTGCTCATTATCTGCAGCTTTTGCAATTGGTTCCGGTAGAGAAGATTCAGTTGTACCATCAAAGAATTTATCCCCTTCTGGTACAGGTTCATAACCTACTACCTTACGGGACTCATTCAGTTTTAATATTCCACCTTCATAACTGTCTTTTGCATACTTTAAATCCGCTTCACGGTCATCCGTATCAATTTCATTTAATTTGAAATGCCAATCTAAACTACCTAGTATTTCAGCGAATACACGGAACAATTGATTGTTCAATCGATGCTCTAGGATTTCTTGACCAGGCTCTATAATAGAGCGCTTGTACATCTCGTTCATTTCTTTAGCAGTTGTTTGCCCCAATGAACCTGTCATAGCCCAGCCGATACGATAAGGCGGTACACGATGGGCCACACATATCTCCATTGCGCTATCCTGTTTATATAAACGGAAACTACCTTCTTTTACATCTGGACTAATCTTTTCTAACCTTGCTTTCGCACCATCTGGCACAGGTACAACGGCTAATTTATGATGTTCTCCTTTTGTTTCTGCAGAGAAGAATGCTTTCAGTTCATTTTCTGTTCCAGAATCTACTTCATCGACTCCCTCAAGAAATAAAATGGAATCCGGGATGGTTTTACCTGTAAAAAAGTCGATATTGTAATCTCTTGCTGCTTGTGAACCCACTATTGAACCTATAGAACTAACGTAATTAGGTATTCCATAATAAGAAGAACGAGAACCAAATTTACGAATAACAATTACTTCTCCGGCTTTTTCTGTTCCATTTCCTGCAAGATCATCTGCACCTAAAGGCCTACCATCAGCAAGATGATAATCATTTGGATAATTAAACTTTTTAAACCAGATTTCTTTATTGTTTACAATTTGAGCAAAGCGTATTTTGTCCTTATGAGCACGTACTGTATGTCCTGGTATATGATAAAGCTCTACCGGACTTTCACCTTTATTATCACGAACAACTTCAATAATGCCCCAGCCAACTGTTTCATAATCCTCCCATACAGCTCTAAGAATTTCTGAACTTGTCATTTCTGGGTTGCACTTCCGCATGAAATTTTTTAGCATCTCATATTGCTCCTGGCTCGCTGCTTCTTTCACTTCTTCAAAAGGTGCGAAGTCAAAACCGACACCTGCAATATCATCCACTTTGGCACTAATACAAGCAGAATGAATAGGGTTACTTTCCTTTATATCCATCAGTACCTTCATATCATAAGGGGGCTTAACCAATCCCTTATCTCCATATATTTGTGCGAATGGGTCAACTGCCATTTGTTTGCTGTTATCTTCCTTATTTTTTGGATCATCTGCAGCTTTATTAACGCTAATTACTTTTACATTATTTATGGTTTTCTTGTCGCTCATATCCTTTGTATGTCCTCCTTTCTTCTATTAATAGAGCAAAATAAATAGCCGAACAATAAATGCTCGACTACATTCTTTTAACCTTTCCACCCATAACTACTTTACGTTTACTCATATCGTCCTCACATGCATAACGAGTCATATCGATACTATGATTGTCCTTATCTTGTAATCTGTTTTTCGGATTACCATCTTTATCAACTTCATAATCAATATTTTCAAATTCACCTGCAGTTTTTGGGCAACGCTCAGGATCAATTATGATTTCTACTAAATCATCTAACCATTTTTCTCCGTATTCAACAGAACCAGGCCCTTTAATTGCACCCTTGATTTTCTTAATATCATGATCGTTTTTCATTTCATCGATTGATTTTGGTTCAGAAGAATCCGCAATTATTTCAACATCATCCCAGCCGAGTTTCTTTATCTTTTCAGCTAATGAACGATTACTGATTTTAACACCATGTATTTCACCAAATATATAAAGCTTCCTGCGTGTTTTGTCATAATGCATACGACCAAAAGACAGCGCGTCATTCCCATAACCCCAGTCAATTCCTTGACGTATATTATCAAATGTTTTAATTTCTTTATCTGTAATACGTCTGAATTTAAGGTTACTAAATGGAACAACACCACTGCCTGTCGGTTTCCCTTCATATTCATGTTCGTATTGCTGCGGTTTCAGCCTTTTCGTTTCTTCTGCTTCTTCTACAAACTGCTTAGAAATATGCGGGTTATCATGGTATGTACTATGATGTACAAATGTATTCTTTGGTCTGAATTGCGTTTCAAACTTCTTATTAACCCAGGATTGTTTTCTCTTCGGTGGGTTGTATGAGTAATACATTTTATATCGCAATCCATTCGGTAATTCTTTACGCAAAATAGATTTTTCTATTGTAGAAACATCTTCTTCTAATTTAAATTCGGCCAATTCTTCAAACCATGCAATAGCAACTGGATATTTTGCTATCTTAATAGATTTGATTTTTGCAGGGTCATCAGCGCCACGGAATATCATTTTGTTTCCACGCGGCTTATAAATGATTTCCATTGGACTTTCTTTAAAACGAAATAAATGCTCTACACCTAGTATTTCTATAGCTTCTTTTATTTGCTCATAGCAAGATTCCCTTATTGTATCCTTTACTTTACGTATGCAAAGCACTGTAATAGGAAACTGAATAAGATCCATAACAATACAAATGGATATATCAGTAGATTTACCCGAACCACGCCCGCCTTTACAAACGATTTTTAATATCGATTCACATTTACGAGCTAACCAAACTTGATGAAATGCCGGTGGCAGTATTTCACCGATTTGCTTTTTAGACATTTAAATCACCACTGACATTATCTACAATGACAACTGGATCAATATTGTTATCATCATTATTAGTATTAGATTTAATTTTGTCGATTTGAACCTGGATAAATTCAAGTTTGGCACGTCGCTCATCATCTATATTTGCTAATCTGTCAAAATCTCTAATAAGAGCAGACAAAGTAGAAAGGGCCTTAGATTGAGCATTTAAGAAACTCGCTTGCTTATCCCAAGCAAATTGAATTTCCCACTCTTCTTCAAATCCGCTTTCACTAAGTTTTTTCTTTCTTAGTTCCTTTGTCATGTCCTCTTTATTATTAACGAACATAATACGTTGAGCATGAATGATTTGAGCGTGCTGCAACATTATACTTTCCCATAGAATCGATAAAGGATCATTGTTAATCGCTTCCTCTAGCTCTTCTTTTAAATCATATAATTCTTTTGGTAAATACTTTCTATATAAACCATGAGTAGCAGCATTACCATTACGCAATGGAGCAGAACCTCCGGGATTACCAGCAGCGTTTTTATTGCCCTTTTTAGCTCCACCGCGATTGTTTACAGCATTCTTATTACCTTTGGGTGCTCCTGGTTTCTTTTTGGAGTACTCCGTATCTTTCTTTGGAGTACTCCGTTCATTTTTACGGAGTACTCCATTTAATTGGTCTATCCATCCATCTTTGGATTTCCATCCACCAACCGTTTTTTCACTTACAGTTTTTTCGGATGTAGACAACAATTCGGAAATTTTACGATTCGTAATATCACCGTTATGTTCTTTAAATATTTCATACGCTTTGTTACGGTCTGGACTTCGTTGTCTGGCCATAATTACATAACACCTGCCCCCTTATCCAATTGTTTGTACTTCCTTCTCCAAACACTCAATACATATATGAGCATTATCCGTATTTGCTTCACGGAGATATGTTTTATCAAAATGAGTAATAGTTAATGGCATTTTTAATGTCCACATGCAGGGTTCATTACAAACAGAGCATGTAGGAACGTTTATATTACCTTCTTCCATTTACACCACCTCACGCTAATCGTTTTACAAAATAAAAAAGCAGCGAATTCGCTACTTTAAGAAAATCTTCTTATTAATCATTAAAACCACGGTTGCCATGATGGCATTACATTGTCATCAGATGGCTTCACTTCAGCATCGTATCCATCTAATTTACTCACGCCAATAAAACGCAGTTCCTCTTTATACAAATCACTACTCGATTCAGTTTCCATATTTTCAAGAATGATTGTACCTTGAATTGACTTGTCATCTTCTTCGATTATCGCAACTACATCAACGGGAACACCCATTTCAAATCCATTTTTTCTCACGCGAAGTGACTAACACTCCCCATGTCCACTCTGTAATATCTATAGACTCTGTAGCATTAATCCATTCTTTCTTCGTATTCTCAATTAACCTTACGAATGCGTCGGAGAAATCAATATTCGCGCCATTAACTTTCAATTCTTTTAATTTTTTAGTTATATCTTTAGTAACCAATGCGTCATCTCCTTTTTCTTCCATATTACCATGAAAAAGAATCTTATTTTTAAAAATCCGTTAGGAAATTTATTATATGCACGGGAAATGAATACATATTCAAAATGACTACCGATAAGGTTACTTATGTAAACAAGACTTTCGGGAAATATGCCGTCATATCAACGTTTGTGGCACTTTCAAGAACTTCCACTTACAACATGTTTTATACATCGTTGGTTTTACGCTGTTTTTCCCCTTGAACACCTGCTTTTCCTTGCATAAATTTCACTTAGTTAACTATCACTATTTTTATCGAAATTAATGTAACAAAATATATGATGTGTTACATTAGATGGTTTTTGAAACTTCTTTACAATATTTGGTTTGTGTTGAGTTTGTTTTGTAAAATGCAACACGTTTGGGCTGACCTTTCCTTAACGACAAACAAGACGCCAACCAGAACACGGCAGCGCCTGCTATAATTGCTATACACATGTTTGTTCTATCTATATAGTAAAATAAAACACCCATAATGGAGACATCATAAGATTAGTAACCCTATTTTTCTGTTCATTGATTATTATGTTTATAGACCTAGATTGTGCACATCTATATTCAGTAAGCGCATACCCTAGTACATGAATACTACTTTAGGAGTGATTATATTATGAATCCCTTCCCGATGAGGACTGCTTTTGTAGCTCCAGCTGCGACTTGGCAACATTTACTTCAATATCATTCATATGGTCAATATGGTATGCAACCTGGGCACATTCCCTTTACTCCTACAATTCCGCCTTCTCCCGTAATATACCAATATCATTATAATTTCCCATCATTGTATTTCCAAGAGTTTCACGGTACATTTAACATCTAATATCTGTACCATTGATGTCAATTCATGTTATACCTAAAACAGTATTTAAATACGTTTAATGTATAATTTCTATATAACAAAGAAAAAAGCAACCGTTATGGATGCTCTGATATCAATTATTTATTTGTATTTTAATTACGGTAAATGAAGTTTTACCCTTCTTCCAATCACCTAATATTGCTGCACCAATCTTTTTATGCATTATTAAGTAACTGGAAGAAGAGCAAAAGCTCTCCTTAATAACGGTATCATTCAATCGTTACCATCTGCTGGTTTCGGATTTTATGCGCCATCATTACGAACCGTTTAGAATTTTAAAAACAACATAATGAGTTGTGTTTTCCGCCACTTCCCACAATACAAATATAACACGTTAATTCCAAAATAACCGACACATTTCCTGCCAAAAAGCGGTCACGACTCTGCCAACGTTTTCATAGCTCAAATTTTTCCACTGCATCTGTTAATTCCACTGGTACTCCGAATATACTTTTTTTCATTTCTGTCATTTTCTTTTTAATAATCCAATGTGGATAATTCAATTCTTCTAGAATATTTCTAAAATAATTTGGATTTAGCTTTAACATATCAGGATTTCTTCCAGTATTCCTTTTGTATTTAATTATTACTTCTAATAGTTCTTCATTTAACATGAATCACAATTACCTCCCCCTTACATTTTATATTTATGTATATACACCATTCAATTCCTTGATACTACCACTTACCCATATCTTATATTGTGTGTAACTGCCCCCTTCGCTGAAACCCTTGGTATCATTGATTTCATTTAACTTTCTCTTTTGAGTTACACAGTTCGAAAATTATGAGTAACTGCATAGGAATACGACCAACATTTTGCAAAATAACCTACGCTATGCGGAAATATAAAATAAAGCTGCCCATATGGACAGCTTATTTACATAATTCTCGTTATTGGTAGTTGTATCCGAATACTGTAAAAATTGCTAATCCATTAGGGAAATCTAAATCTCCAGCACCAAAATCTCGAACGTGTATAGGAACTGTAGGATTGGTAATATTATAAACTTCTACTGTGTTATCTCCAGTGTTTGCGACATAAAGAGTAGTATCTGTAATAGCCAATACAGCAGGAGCATTTAAATCTCCTGCGCCGAACTCTCCTACACGAACAGGAGTTGTAGGATTGGTAATATTATAAATTTCTATCGTGTTATCTCCAGCATTTGCTACATAAAGAGTGGTACCTATAGTAGCTAATCCCGCAGGAATATTTAAATTTCCTGCGTTAAATTCGCCAACTCGTATAGGAACCATAGGATTGATAATATTATAAATTTCTACTGTGTTATCTCCAGTATTTGCTACATAAAGAGTGGAATTTGTAGTAGTCATGCCGGAAGGAACATTTAAATCTCCAGCGCCAAACTCGCCTATACGAACAGGGGACGTAGGATTAGTAATATTATAAATTTCTATTGTGTTATCACCACCATTTGAGACATAAAGAGTGGTACCTGTAATAGCTAATTGATCAGGAACATTTAAATCTGCTGTCCCAAATTCTCCTATACGTATAGGGGCTATAGGGTTAGTAATATTGTAAATTTCTACACCATCGCCTAAATTTGCGATATAAAGAGTAGTACCTGTAATAGCTAATCCCGCAGGACCTAAACTAGTTATTGATGCAAATTCTCCTACGCGTACAGGAGTTGTAGGATTGATAATATTATAAATTTCTATCGTGTCATCATCGATGCCGCCGTCAGTACTAGATACATAAAGAAATTTAGCTTTCACAATAATAGGAGGAACAGCAGGTGGGAAAGCAGGGAAAAGCCTACGACAGCATCCTTTTGGTTTTGAAAAATATGAGTTCAAAATAATTCACCGCCTTTTTTTGAAACATAATATAATTATTTATATTCAAATCAAGTAATTTAGCTTGTATACTTGTCTAATAAAATTTTTGATGTATATTCTATACATATTCAATTAACATAATGTCTCATTATCGGTAGTTAATTAAATAAATTATGATAGATCCCATCACAATATCACCGCCTATAGTTAGGGGACCATATAAAACACGATCAGATAAATCATCTGTTTTATGGGGGTAGCAACTTATTGTTATTTATATTTCTTTGACTGTATCCTTTATTTATCAGAGTCTTTTAATATAGTCCTTTCTTTAGGAGGGAAGAATCAAGCTAGCCACAACTCCTGCATGGTCAGAAGGCCATAGTGCCGTTGGTGTACGATCCTCTTGCTCTTCTCCTATAACGTCCACTTTTTCAACTTTGAAATCACCTCGAAAGAGAATTAAGTCTATTCTAACAAATAGTTGCGAGATCAAATTTAATACATTAGCATCTTGGCAACATGTTAATCCATTGCCTTTTCCTGCGATAGTCCATGTATCTTTAAATCCAGCATTTATCAAAAGATTGTAAGATGGACCACTGCCGTCAGAATTTGAGTTGAAATCCCCTATGAATACTAAGGGAAGATCAGTCGCTCCCGGGCCAGTTAAAAGTTCGCGAGCTTGAGCGAGTTGTATTGGAAGTGTTTGGGGAATTTCAGGTGTAGCGGGTTGTAAATGAGTATTTACGAGTCTAAATTTCTTTCCGGATATTTCGACATCAACAGATATAAAACCAAACTGGAGTTTTTCAATATTACCGCCAACTGGAACGGGAAGAAAAGCTTCAAAAATCTTTGTTTGTATATTTGAGAACTTAAGTCCTGAATTTTTTCGCACCAAAATCGCATCTCGATCTACAAATCGAACGTTGAAGCCGGTGCTACTAGGTAACGTAACATCCCTAGTGTCTACTATTGCTAAAACTTCATAATGCAATCCTCTTTTTTCTAACTCCTTGAGAAGGATCGAAACAAAATCATACTCTACTGCTACTTCAGAATTTTGAGGTAACAAAAGTTGCCATATTGCTGCTTCTTGAAGACCCAATATATCTGGTTTTTTTCTTGCAATTTGATCAGCAATAGCCCCTGCTCGTACCGGAAAATTTGTTGCTTGAAATAGTGTAAAGACCTCAGTAACGCGTTGTGGGAGTTGCTCTGGAGTGGTTCCTAATAAAGGCGTTAAGATAGTTCCAAAATAGATGTTCCATGTCATGATCGTTAGTGGTCCTTGGGGTTCTGGGATCGGAGGGACAGCAGGTGGAAAAGCTGGAAAAAGTCTACGACAGCATCTTTGTTTTGAAAAATATGAGTTCAAAACAATTCATCTCCTTTTTTTGAAATTTAATATAATTATTTATATTCGAATCTAATACTTTGGCTTGTATGCTTGTTTACGCCTAATAAAATTTATGATGTATACCTTATACATGTAAGGTTAACATAACGTCCTATTTTCGGTAGCAAGGACAAGAGAGGAAACCGTACTCTCACCAAGGAACTTTTTTGTTCTATGGATCTATGCATTTCTTTATACATTTCTATCCTAGAGCGGTTTTAGAGTTCTTGTTTATTACTAGAACTCTATAAAATCTTGAATACCCTTAGCGTGAAATTTCTTCAAAATGCTACAATCCCCCTAGATTTAAAAAGAAAAAGCAATACTTAGATTTTAAACCTAGTCATTGCTTTATCCATTGCATCTTGGTTTACCCCTATATAACGTAACGTGACCTTCTCTGACGAGTGATTGAATATCTCCATGAGTAAGGCTATGTTTTTTGTTTGCATATACATATGGTACCCGTACGTCTTTCTCAAGGTATGTGTGCCTATTTCATCTAATCCGAATTCTGCCGCTGCTCTACTTAATATCTTATATGCCATGCTACGACCGATGGGACGATTCCTACCCTGTCTACTTTGCAATAGGTACTCATTATCTTCTCTTTCTTCAATAAACCATTTAAGTTCTCTTTTCAGTGCTGCAGTAATTTGTATTCGTTTCTGTTTCCCTGTTTTCTTTTCTCTCATAGATATATGACTACCTTTGACGTCTCCTACCTTCAATTTCAAAATGTCCGAGATTCTCAGGCCTGTATTAATTCCCAAAATGAAGAGAATGTAATTACGCAAGCTCTTTTCCTTAAAATAATCTTTTAGCTGCTGTATTTGCTCTGGATCACGTATCGGTTGAACAAAATTCATTATTCATTACCTCCCGTTTCTTCTGTCTCGTAAACTTCTAATCCAAGTGCAAAAGCAAGTTTATAAAACGCTTTGGACTTCCAACGTCGATAAGTGCGCTCTGACATCCCTATTTCGTTATAAACCATGTAATCACATACGTCCTCTTCTTCTAAATAGCGTTTATAAATAATATCTCTCTGAATGCTTCCTGCACGTCCATTTCCTAATCGATTTAGAAATTGATCAATACGTAATGACATTCTTTCAAGCCATTCTTCTCGTTTGCTTTGTTGAATATTTGCTATAGCAACATCTTCCAATGGCTTACCAACTGTATGTGTAGGACCATGCTCACGTATTTCATAAGAAGGAGTGACTTTCATTTCTTTACGCATCATCCCAAACTGTCTATGTATACGTACGCTTTCCAACACACCTTCTAATTCCTCTTGTGTTGCTGTTCTATCAATTTTTGGTAAGAAAGATAATTGTTTAGTCATGTAAGACCACTCCTTTTTATTTTTAAATTACTTTTGTCTTAAAGCTCCACGTCTACGTTCATAACGTGGACCACGAATTCCCATTAAATCTTCAATGTCACGAGTGCTTAGTTTTTCTTTTCGTTTTTTCTTGTTTTTCTTCTTAACTTGTTTTGATTGCTTTTTCCATTCGCGCAGTTGATCTCTTAGCACCTTCATTTCCCCATCTCCCTTTTCAAAACAAAAAGGACACCTATCCCTAAAACAGCTTTCATTGCCGCTTTAATGAATTGGTGTCCTCTAGTTTTCTAGCCGGACTATATTCTGTTTGCTTTCACTTTAAAAGAATTATTGTTTTTACTGTTCTATTAAATTACTCTATTCATCGTTCCCTTCCAATTCCTCACTCTCTTCACGTATTTGTCCAATTAATGAAATTACAGAACCAACTGCTTGAACCCAACTTCCTATAATATCTATTAGCTTCCCTTCTTCATTTTCATTAGTTTCGTTGTTTACCTGAGTGTTTGTATCTTTCTCCACAGCATTTACTTTACCTTCTTTATTAGACTGTTCCTCATTTCTGATGCTTTTTAATTCGTCAATACCCCCTATTGCCTGTAATGAATTCCCAATTGATTGTAATAAGTTTCCTATAATATTTAAGTGTTCATCTTTATCGGATGTATCCTCAAATTCATCTGCTAATGCTGTAAGTCCACCCAAAGCCTGTGTCCAATTCCCGGCAATTACTAATTTAATTTGTGTTTCCTCTTTAAAATCAATAATTAATCCAGATATTACAGTGACGTTACCAATCGATTGGATTTCATTACCAATTTGTTCAAGAGAAACTTCCCCTTGACCATCAGCCTCTAAGGCATTTCCAACAGCCTGTAATACGTTTCCATAAACATTTAAATCCTTTCTTACATTACTGCTTATAAAATTAAATGGCGTACTCCCAATAGCGGAAGTAATTGTGCCTATTGCTGCAACCCATGCACCAAATATCTCTTTAAATTGATTCTCCATTTAAAACATATCCCAGCATTAAGTAATTAATATAATCCTATTCAATTCCCCATCTCACTGTTAATAATTTTAAATTTCTCTTTACTATCTTATTTTATAATAACGTCTTATAAAAGTATTTTTTAGGAATTATGCAAATTTGTTAAATGTACTTCTATATTGATTTTATACATATTACTGAATCAACTTCATAAACCAACTACATCTTTAAATTTATTAAAATACTTAAGAATCATTATCCGCTCCACACAATGTAAAATGTTCAAAAAGCTCATATTGATCAGCGAAACATTCTAAACATTTTGGACAGATATACATTCGTATCACCACTTTCTTTTAAAATAAACCTTTCATTAAGTTCCATTCCCATGTAACTCTTCCAATTCTGTTTATACTCTAACTGTAACTTTAAGTTACATACCACTTATATTAAAAGGATTATTTTGTTTGATTTTGTTCTTTCCACTTTTCAATACGTCTTTCCGCATAACTTATACCCATCCAATGAGTTAATTCTTCTAAATAAAACGGTTCTCTACATCTCGGACAATACGGCAACATCTTACGTCCTCTATAGCTCTTCTCAAGGCTCTTGATAATTCTTAGATGTGGTTTATATGCTGTGAGCTGTTTCTTCTGTTCTAAAAGGCGTTCAACTTGTCTATTAAACTCTTCATGTTATATAGATAAATCTACAATTGCGTCATACGGATCCACGACAGAACCGCAACTATGGCAAGTTATCCGTTTATTGGTTGTATCAATTACGAACTTTCTATTTTTACATTTGCATATCTTCCCGATGCCACGATTGATACGAATCTGATCAAGACCAATTATTTTATCTGGTAATTCTTCCATTTTCCTCATTCCTCCTGAATAAAACTCAATATTCCGTTAATAATGCAAATACAGTTTCTGATTTTCCTTCATACCCGAGGGCTTGGTGGCTAGCTTTTGTTAGCTGCTCTTTTTATGTTTTACACGAATAAAATTCTAAATTTTTTCCAATACTATGGAAGAATTTAAAAGGTGGTTTTAAATTCTTCCCACTCTTGCTCTCTTGGTCGAGAGGCGAGCAGTTAGCTTTTGCTAGCTGCTCTTTTATTTTTTATCGCTTTTTCAGTTCAAAGTTCATATATTATTTTGAAGCAAAAAATCAACGCTTCTCATATGAAAAAAGGTATTCTTTTTACATTCATTCATTTAATTAACTTAATTAGCTCCTCTCTGAAGAGCACTGTTCAAAGGTGCTCTTTTTATTCATCCGAATAATCTTCACAATTCTGTACATACTACCTGTAAGCAGCTTTTTTAACAGTGATTGCAGCTTGGAACCTTTCGGCAGTTAGCTTTTGCTAGCTGCTCTTTTGTTTCGTTCCTCCTGTTTCTTAAAGAAATCTTTACTTCTTCTTGAATAAAATCAATAATTCGGCATATAATATCTATGCATCTAGATTATTACCTTTGTGTCGAGCAGTTAGACTGGGCTAACTGCTCTTTTATTTGTGAAAAAATGAAATTTTTGTTTAGTTTTCTTTCCTGCATAATATTTCGATATCCGCTTATACTATAGTTGTATCCTATGCTACTTCTAAAAGCGTACAATGGAGCAGTTAGCTACTTCAGCTAGCTGCTTTGTTGTGCTAAATAATTTTTTATTTCTCAACAACCATTATTAGAATTAAAATCCCAATAATGGTAATATGAAAGTAACTTTCAGTCATAATTATTAACATGTCAATTGTTGTTCCCTTTTAAAAGGTCCTGTGTCAACCAGGGCCTTTTAAACTTATTCCCTACTAAAATAGCTTTTTTTGTTCAAATACTTCACGCCCATGAAAAAATTACATTTGGTATCACGTACTCTTTTACACTAAGAGCTTTGATCCGAAGAGCACTTATATAGTGCTCTTTTTGGTATGGAATGTGAAATAAAGGCTTGCTCTTAAAATCTTTTATGTAATTATTGTAGGGGTTTTCCTTACACCCGTGTGTCTGTTTACTCATAAGTTGTTAAAGTATAAATATAAATTGTTAGTTAATTTATAAGGGAGGTGTAAAAATGAGTAAATTTAAAAAGAATTGTCACATACCCTTTCCATGTGCCTTTCCTTTACCTCAAATCGGGTCTACTGGATTAACCGGTGCTACTGGACCTTCGGGACCTACTGGAGCTACCGGACCTTCAGGTGGACCTCGGGGACCTACCGGGCCTACTGGAATTCAAGGTAGCCTGGGACCTACTGGGCCTCAAGGTATTTCTGGACCTCAAGGGATTCCTGGGATTTCTGGATCTATTGGTCCAACTGGACCTTCTGGAATTCAAGGTATCCAAGGTATCCAAGGCATTCCTGGCATTCAAGGTCCTATTGGACCCACTGGAATAACAGGTGTCACTGGAATTCAAGGGATTCCTGGCATTCAAGGGATTCCTGGCATTCCAGGGATTCAAGGGATTCCTGGTCCGACCGGCCCTCAAGGGATTCCTGGCATTCCTGGTTCTGTAGGTCCAACTGGACCTTCTGGAGCTGTTGGACCTACCGGCCCTTCCGGGGGACCGCCAGGACCAACGGGCCCGACTGGACCTTCTGGGGGACCGCCAGGACCAACCGGAGTGACTGGCCCCACTGGCCCTTCTGGGTCACCAGGACCAACCGGACTTCAAGGTATCCAAGGTATCCAAGGGATTCCTGGCCCCACTGGACCTCAAGGAAGTCAAGGGATTCAGGGGACTCAAGGTAATCCGGGGCCTATTGGTCCTATTGGACCCACTGGAATAACTGGGGCGACTGGAATTCAGGGTATCCAAGGTATTCAAGGTAATCCGGGACTTATTGGACCTATCGGCCCGACTGGCCCAACTGGGCTTCAAGGTATCCAAGGCATCCAAGGCATTCCTGGGCCTACTGGATTACCAGGAACCGCTGGAGCTACCGGACCTACTGGGCCTACCGGTCTTACAGTATCTGGGTTATCTCATTATGCTTATGTTTTCAATACAGCAGCTCAAGTTGTTGCCTTAGAAGCACCTATTCTTTTTAATTCACATGGTAGAATGACATCTGGTTTTACTCATACACTGGGAACTTCTCAATTAATGGTTCTTAATGCAGGAGATTATAAAATTTCTTTTTCTGTATCAGGAGTTGAGCCTAATCAATTCACACTTTTTTTAAATGGTGCTCCGGTTACCAGCGCAGTTTATGGATCAGGTGCAGGAACTCAACCAAACAACGGCCAAACAATCCTCGCTTTAGCTGCAGGTGATATTATTACCCTTAATAATCATACTTCCGCTGCTGCGGTTACTTTGCAGACTTTAGCAGGTGGAACACAAACAAATATAAATGCTTCGATTGTAATTGAAAAATTAAATTAATTTAATCATTTATTTCTTGAAACTCTGGCAGTAAATAACCTAGAGTGGATTCTTTTTTAACAAGCAGTTAGCTTTTGCTAGCTGCTCTTTTAATTAAAATAACGATTTTGTTTTAAAACTGCACACTTAGTAAGAACATACATACAATATCTTGGGTATCCTTTTTCAATATTAGTTTTGGTCTGAGAGTGCCTTGGAAGGCGCTCTTTAATTTTCAAATAAGAATTTTATTTGATTTTAATTAACCTTTTTTATTGCTTTGAATACATTATTACTAATCCATGGAATACACAGGTTTCTCTAGACCAGTTACCTTGTATTCCTTGTATTCCTTGTACACAGAACCCGTTATAACTAGCGGGTTCTGTGTATTTTTATCTATACAATAACTATTTTGTTTAAATTTCCATTGTAAAAAGCATTTTTAGGCAAAACGAGCATATATTTTTATAGGGTGTTGTTGTTAGCGTCATGGGAGTGCTTTGGTCAAGCACTCCTATTTTTTCATTTACAAAATAATACTTTCATTAATAAATCATTCATATTTCACTTTACGAATAATCTTTTTTATATCGTACATACTATCTGCAAGTCGACTTCCCACGGCTGTACTCTTTCAAAACGGAGCTCTCTCCTCCGTACCACTTGAGAACAGGCGGGTAACTTAATTAGTTGCCTGCCGTTTTTACGTATAATCGTAAAATTTCTTGTCCATACTTTTTAGAGAAAACATCTTATGCCATTTGGAGCGACCTCCAGCACATGATATTTGTACGGCCGTTCCTATAAAAGGAGCGGTCTTATTTTATCTTCGCTTGCCCCTTTTCTATTCAATTAACGCTTTTATGAAAATTTCATTGTCTAATTCCTTACTTGTCCATTTCGCTTTTCTCTTCCCCCGCATTTACTATTAATAATACTAACTATTCAGAGGTGAAAATATAATGGACGATTTTTTATCTTCTGCTGCAATAAACCCTAATTTAGTTGGACCTACTTTACCACCTGTTCCACCATTCACACTACCAACTGGGCCGACTGGATCGACTGGACCCACTGGACCCACTGGACCTACTGGACCCACTGGACCTACTGGACCTACTAGACCCACTGGACCTACTGGACCTACTGGACCTACTGGACCTACTGGACCTACTGGACCTACTGGACCCACTGGGCCTACTGGACCTACTGGGCCTACTGGACCTACTGGGCCTACTGGACCCACTGGACCTACTGGGCCTACTGGGCCTACTGGACCCACTGGACCTACTGGGCCTACTGGGCCTACTGGGCCTACTGGGCCTACTGGATCGCTATCAATAGCTTACGGAACTTTTTGGCAAACGGAAATCATTACAGTCCCTTTCGAATCCCCTTTTTCTTTTAATCAGGCTGACCCTATGGTAGGGGGAATTTCTCTGTTAAATCCTACCACAATTAGTATCACACAAGCTGGGGATTATCGGGTTTCTTTCATTTCCTCAATTAACTTGACTGTAGCTCTTTCATTTCCTTATTCCCCTATCATTTCTATACTATTAAATAACAGTCTGATTCCAAATTTCAAAGCTACTTTTGGTCTCTCAATACAAGATTTAGAGGACGTAGATTGCGATCAACTCACGGGGGAAACTATTTTATCAATTCCAACCAACTCAACACTTCAACTTATAAATAATAGCTTTTTTGGCAACAGGGACATTCGTACGTGCGATAATGGAATAAATGCTTTAGAATTAACCATTATTAAATTAAACTAGTACTCCTTTAAAACTAGGTGCTATTATGGCATCTAGTTTTCTGTTTCCAATGAAATTTTTATACAAAGAATACACCAAAAATCAAAAATAAATTCATAAAATATTTTATATTCTTTTCTTTTTAGAATAAATAGTCTTTACAGAGCACTTTCCGAATTGCTCTTACATTTACATATCAAATAATGTTTTTAATTAATTACAAGAGCGGATTTTCTTATTTTGTACAAGCACTCTATTCTTTTTTTAATAAAATATAGAGATATCTCAAAGAAAGGAGAGCGACATAAGTATGGCTGATTATTTTTATAAAGATGGTAAAAAGTATTATAAAAAACAATCGTACACTCACCATCAAAAAGATAACTGTTTTATCGAAACCCATACATTAACTGGTTCGAATACAGCTTTAAATTTCAACGTACCGGCTAACACTACAAGAACTGCTTTTGAAGATTCCACCAATAACCACAATAAAACATTACTTGATCTTCGCATTCCCGGTACTTCCCAACCAATTGAAGTAACTATCCGAACAAGAAGTTCTCGTCTACCGATTAATGTAACAATAGTTGCAGGTGAAACCAGGGTATTCCAAGTAGAGGATTTCCATAGCCTCACTCTCACAAATAATACTAATATCAATAGCAATATTGGTATATTCATTCAAAAAACATTTTGTATCTGTTGCAATAATCAAAATGATTCTCGTAACAAGTATTATAAAGAACAATCAAATTCTCACTATCAAAAAGATAACTGTTTCATCGAAACTCATACCGTAGCTGGTTCAGAAACTACCCCAACCGAAAATGCACCTTTAACTATTATCGTACCCCCTAACACTTCAAGAAGAGTTTTTGAAGATTTCACTAATAATCACAACAAAACATTACTTCAAATATCTGTTCCCGAAGATGTCTCCCCCATCGAAGTCACTATTCAAACAAGAAAATCTCCTACACCAATTATCGTGACTCTTGCTACAAATGAAACAAGAGTATTTCAAGTAGAAGATTTTCAAAGCCTTACTCTCACTAATAATACTGAAATCCTTGATTTTATTGATATTTTGATCCAAAAAACTTTTTGCATCTGCTGCAATGATAGGAATAATTCGTGCGATGGATATTACCGTGATTACGAATGTGAATGTTAGATTGACTCCCCAAAAGAATCCTTATAAAGGGTTCTTTTACTTTTACTTTTACTTTAGTATCATCTAATCATTCACATTTGTTCAACATTTCATCTCTTAACAAAATTCCAATTTAATTAATATCCTACAAAATAATACTTTCATTAAAAAATCATTCATATTTCACTTTACGAATAATCTTTTTTATATCGTACATACTATCTGCAAGCCGATTTCCCACGGCTGTACTCTTTCCAAACGGAGCTCTCTCCTCCGTATCACTTGAGGACAGGCGGGTAACTTAATTAGTTGCCTGCCGTTTTTACGTATAATCGTAAAACTTCTTGTCCATACTTTTTAGAGAAAACATCTTATGCCATTTGGAGCGACCTCCAGCACATGATATTTGTACGGCCGTTCCTATAAAAGGAGCGGTCTTATTTTATCTTTGCTTGCCCCTTTTCTATTCAAATAACGCTTTTTTTAAATCCCATTGCCTAATTCCTCGTTTGTCCATTTCACTTTACTCTATCCTCACATTTACTATTAGTAATACGAATTTTTCAGAGGTGAAAATATAATGGACGATTTTTTATCTTCTGCTTCAATAAATCCTAACTTAGTCGGACCTACTTTACCACCAATTCCTCCATTCACACTGCCGACTGGGACTACTGGACCGACTGGTGACACTGGACCGACTGGCAATACTGGCTCTACCGGGAATACAGGGCCGACTGGCAATACTGGCTCCACTGGGAATACTGGACCGACTGGTTCAACCGGAATTGGAGTTACTGGACCGACTGGGCCAACCGGTTCTACTGGGCCAGGAGCTATAGAATCTGCGTTTAGAGCAAATAAAGATGTTACTCAATTTATGACTGCTGGTACACCTATAACTGTAAGTTTCACAGAGGTACTATTCGACTTTAACGGTGAATACAACGGTGTTGACACATTTGTTCCCAAACAGGATGGAGTATACCAAATTAATTCAAATGTTGTTTTTGCACCTAACGGTTCAACAGGATATTCCATAAGATTTGATTTATTGGTTAATGGTATAACAATCGCTATGGATACAAGAGATACTGCTAGTACGGTTACAGTTACTGTGGCCACCATTTATGGATTAAGCCAAGGAGATACTGTAAATCTCCGTATTTCTTCCTCTATAAGCGGAGCCGCTACACTGTTCTTTAACCAACAAGCAGCTAGTTTTTCTGCTGCAAGATTGCCTTTTACAAGTCCTATCCCTTAAGCTCTTTTATTCTTTATGCCTATAATGATGAATGATTTTGTTTATTGAAAATCAATTAACTATAATTTGAAAAATCGAAAACATTTACTCAATGTTTTTTCTGAATACTCATGCTATTATTTATGTGCTGATGTTCACCATCCCAAGAACTCAGTAATTTCATCCACAGGCTTCACTCTCACCCTTTTGAGAGTGAAGCCTTTATTTATAAGGGTTATCCCCAAAATTTATTAATACAAAATTCAAATTTGATTAAAGTAACTGTGTTTTTCGTTCTTCCATACGAATTACTTTTCCACTTTGATATACAAATGATTGTTCACCAAATCCACCTTGAGGTGGTTCTATTAGTTGGACCTGACCATTTTTAACAACATATATTCCGTTTATTTTCAAATCTATTTCAGCTGTCATTTCTACAAGATTTTCTTTTCTAATTCCCATCAAGATCACTCCCATATGTTATAATTACTTTGTCGAAGCAAGTCGGGAGCAATCTCGGCTTTTTTGTTTGTCTATAGATATTCCAAAACATTTTCAGGAATAAATGATTGTTCCAATGATAAATATAGTCGTATTGGAATCGGTTCTTTATTATCTCTCGCATACTTGCAAAGCTCCTCCGCTTCTTCCCAATCAAACTGCTTATCTTCCACTCGCTTAAATCTCCAAATTCCAATTGTATATTCCTCAAATAATTCATACTGATTATCTGGCGCTGTTGTTGGTTTTAATTCATCAGTGGCTCTTACTTGTTTTGGCACTTGAACAACTACATCCGTAAAACGAACTTTAGAATTTAATCGATGAATATGTGCTTTCTCAGCATCGAATGCTACTACAGACTCAACATCAAATATTGTTAACTGCTTTGGCATTACAATCCTCCTAAGCCTCTTTTTTATATTTAGATAACACTTGTTCTAAACGTTTACGTTCACCCTCTAAATCCATTTCATCGTGCTTTACAGGCTGAGATTGCACTTCTGTATCTTGTGTATGTAACCAATCAGGGACGATTTCTTTTCTAGTATTACTTCTCCCACCACGAGACTGGTATTTCTTACGGAATTGAGTTTGTGCAGCTTCAACATCAGTAATACTCTTATACCCCTTAGCATGCCAATCTCTTAAAATACCTTGTACATAAGACATATTAGGTGCATTCTTTTCTAAAGCTATTTTCATTGCTTTGATAACAAGTTGTGCATTCAAATCTTCAATCCACGCATTAATCCCTTCAGCCACAAATGGTTTAAGAACTCCAAAGTTTTGCTCATAAAATGCTATTGGATTTTCTTCTGCAACTTTTTTATCTCTTGAGCAGCTTGCTGCTTCTTCTTTTGTTTTTGTTTCTTCTTTTTCTTTTGTTTCTGTTTTTGTTTCTTCTTTTTCCTTCATAGGGTCTTCGAAGCCCCTTATAAGCCACTCAAAACGAACTTGGAAGTATTCCTTAATACGGGGAATTTTAAAATCTTGCTGCTGTTCTAAATCTAAACATGTCTCATAAAAATCAATTAAAAAATCTTCACACTTAATATTCTGGATTTCTTTTAACACACACTTTTCAATATTCATATTTGTAATAGCATTGAATTTAAGCCAATTAATCAACATAATTTCTTTCGTCTTTTTGTTGTAATGAATTTTCCCGTAATCAGCAAACCGCTCTAGCAGCTTCTCAACCGTCTCACGGTTATACCCTGTATCCATTTCTATCACTCGTAATGGAAGCTCATAGATACCACTCTGAGAAGTTTTGCTATTAGTCATTAAGTATAAGTAGAAGTATTTTTCCTCCGGTGTAAGATCTAAAACGAAAGCATCTTGCCAATATGAAACTTGAACAGGTCTATAAACTGCCATATTATTCATCCTCCATTGTTTTACTTGATTTGCTTTGATATACTTAATCCAATTCTATTTTTAGAAAGACTCTCTATAAGAGTCTAAAATCTATCACTCTGCCAAGTGATAGATTTTTTATTTTCTTCGACTAACTACTGATGCATTGATCCCCTGCCCTTGAAGGCTTTTAACAACTACACGATAACTCTTTGATACATCGTGATCCTCTTTTTCATTACGAAGGCTCTTGAATTCTTTTGCGCATCTATTTAATTCCTTCTCCCAATGATTTGCTTCATCTAATGAACCAGCATTGAACATGTTATGAATACATGTCACCATGCAGTTATGTAATTCATTTGCAAAAGCAAAATCACCTGGTAGAACTAAGTCGAACAGACGATTACATTCTACTTTCATAATTTGCTCCCCATTTTTAATAATTTGATACTGTACGCATCGTTATGACCAGAATGTAATGTATATTAAGCGGTTAGAGTTAACAAATCTTTCTGGTCATAACGACAAGCACAACAGCTTGTCGCACTAAATTGTTATATGCTATAATTTATCTACTGTCATGATTGGCTATCGCAGGCTACGCGGTGGCCTTTCCTTTTTTCTTTTTGTTTTTCAAAACAAATGCTGCTTCGATAATTCGAATTCTTATCTCCATTAATTTCTTCTCTTGTTTTAAACCCCTAGCTTTCATATAGTCCCCACAAACTGCTGCAATTCGAATATCACCATATAAATTTGCTTCCTTACGAATTAGAGCTTTATATTGATTTAAAGTTGGACTTACGTAATCAATTGTCATAACTTAAACCTCCCCAATAAAATAATTAAATTAAGCTTTTATATACTTCCTAGCTCGTAATGATACTTTCCAGTACTTAAAGACGTCTTTCATTGAAATACCATATTGATCACATAGGACCGCTACGAGGCTCATCATTGAACCTGTAGCATCCAAGATTTCATGCATTACCTTTTTCAATTCCTCTTTCTCACTTTCGGACCAAGTTTGTGAAGGTTTAAACCAACATACTGTATCGAGTTGTTCCAAAGCTTCATTTGTCTCTTGATAAACCATGTATCTCATACTTGTAGGATGAAGATCTATTTGCTCCCCGTTGAAGAACGGAATACTTACATCCCCTGTTGCTTCACTCCACATTTTAAAAAATAACTGCGGATCATCAATTCCTTCAGTAATACATTTTCGTAAATCTTCTGGTAAGCGTCGTTGTTCAGTTTCATATTTTGCTAGTGACTCACGACTCACGGGGATTTCTAAGGAGAGTTGTTCTTGGGTGATTCCCTTTCGTTTGCGTGCCATAGCAACTTCTTTTCCTATGGACATCGTTTACTTCCCCCATTCGTACCTAAAGCAATATTTATTTGTGACAACTTACTATGGTAATTTATTATTAGACGGATTCTTTAAATGGATTGTAATACTCAGTATTGTTTTCTACCCATTCAGTGTGATTCTCCATCCACTTAAAAAGAAGGTGTGTAGGAATAAGAACTCCTGCTTCACGGCAAACTGGAAAATCAGAACGGTTTAATAACTCAGATGCTTTTGTACGTTTGATATGTAACAGTTCCATTAATTCCGTAATAGTTAAAAATGGCGGTAATTCTTTCATTGGTTGAAGGTGCTCAGTTGCTTTTTGTACTTCTTCTCGGATTATTTTACGGAATGATTCGATGTCAAAATTAATCATATTTCTCCCCCCTAGTAGTCTTTTTTAAAACCGCACATTTTGTGTTGTTAATAATCAAAAAAAATAGATTGAACTGTAACACCATAAAAATTAGCTAATTTTATTTTTATACTATCTCTTGGAATTCTCTGTGCATTCTCATACATTTGCAATGTACTCACACTGATTCCTATAGCCTCTGCAATTTCCTCTCTAGATTTTCCATTTCTTAAATTAACAAGAGTTGCCGCTACTTTTCTCTTATTCATATCTGAACCTCCCAACCACACATATTGTGTTGTTATTTTTAAATATAAACCACACATTTTGTGTTGTCAACACTTTTCGTGCGGTTGAAACTTATAAACTTAATTAAATAACACACAATGTGTTATTATAAGGACAGGTGATAAAATGAAAACATTTGGAAATATACTTCGCGAATTAAGAAAAGAAAAGAAAATAACTCAAAAAGATTTAGCACATATGCTTAAACTTAGTGAAAGCACCATCGGTATGTACGAGAGAAATGAGCGCCAACCCGATTATGACACATTAAATCGTATTGCTAATTATTTTAAAGTAACAACTGACTTCCTGCTTGGAAGAACAACTAGTTATCCAGAACCTATGCCAGCTGATATTGATGAAGATCCAGAACTGAGTCTCTGGTTTAAAAATATTAAAGATGCTTCACCTGAAAAACGCGAGGAGTTAAAACGCTTTTGGGCGTTTATAATGCAGAACGAAAAAAATAGAAAAAATGGAGATAAATAAAATAGAGGGTTTATTAACAACAAAACACGCTTTATGCGTGTATTTGTTTTACAATATATTCATTTTATCAATATATTATCTTTATTAAATAGAGAAGGGTGGTTAATATTATCATTATACTTTAAGTAGTAAAGTGCAGCATTTCAGAAAAGGAGGTTCTTGAATGAACTGGAGAAAAATTTTTGGTTATCGCTCTAAAACAGGATGGAAAATGTTTATCGCTTCTATTTTTTATATCTTAATTTTATTTTTGATACTTCAAGCAATCATTCCAAATTCTATCCATCCCATAATTGTTAACATAAGTCTTTTGGGTTTTTTGTTAAGCTTACTAGCTTTAATTATTGGATTAATAAAACCACAATTGGTGTTACCAAAAATACAAATTAAAACAAGAAAAAAAGTGTTATTTTCATATTTATATCTGGCTTTAGCATTCTTTTTAATGGGTAGTGCGTTTCTTGATGTAAAACCAGCTTCCAAACAAACTACACAAAAGGTAGATACAAAAGTTTCCACTTCAGCTGATACCAAAGAAGACACAAAGAATAAAGAGGAAACTGATCGCAAAGCTCAGGAAGACGCTGATCGCAAAGCTCAAGAAGACGCTCAACGTAAAGCTCAGGAAGACGCTCAACGTAAAGCTCAGGAAGACGCTCAACGTAAAGCTCAGGAAGACGCTCAACGTAAAGCTCAGGAAGATGCTCAACGTAAAGCTCAGGAAGATGCTCAACGTAAAGCTCAGGAAGATGCTCAACGTAAAGCTCAGGAAGACGCTTCTCAAAAGAAAAGTGCTATCGTTTCCTCATCTAGTGGTAATCATGGAGGTTCTAATGGCCAGCCTTTCCAGAATAACCCTAATGATGACAAGGAATCCAACACTACTTGTAAAGGACAAATTAAAGGAAATGCCAATTCTAAAAAATATCATGTTCCTGGTGGTCAATATTACGATTCTACAAAAGATAATATCGTATGGTTCTGTTCAGAGGCTGATGCTCAGGCCGCTGGCTATGTGAAATCTAAGAGATAAAAAATCACCATATAAAGGGAAGTTCTCTAAAAGAGCTTCCCCTTATATGGTGTATATATGTAAAAAAATAGATGTATTCGATCTATAATATCCATCTCTTTCACATCGCTACTTTTTTCCATAATTTCCACCGATAAGTAACTCTACTTTTACAATTTTTTAAATAAATCTTCTTCTTTTAGCTTTATTTCTTCTTCAATTAACTCTTTATATTTTAATGCTTCAAAATAATCAAAAGTAAATGCGCTACTATCCCGTCTCCTGTCATTATTACCTCTTCTAGCAAAATTCTCATAGTAAGTATACAAATGAATTTCAGATTCTTCTCTACTCATATTATTTAATTGTAGATTTTCAAAATCGGCAACAAAACTATTTTGTCCTGTAGCCATTTCAGGCTCAATAGCTTCTGGTACACCTGAATCTATTGATGATTTATATGTAGTTAAATGAACAATAATATCCGCATACTCACGCTCAACTTCTTCTATTTGCTCTCCTACAGTAATAAGACAACCTATTTCTTCTTCAATCTCACGTACTAAGCTTCTTGAGGCTTTTCTCCTTCCTCCATTCTTGGAAGTCCATTTCCCCCCCATGGTTCGAAGGGTTTCTCTCGGTATCTTAAAATATTCCATTAGCTCTTTAGCCTTTACGATTTTTTTCGATTCCAATTGCTACCACCATACTTTATCATATATTTTATTCTTCATTACCATATATTAACATTTAATTCCTAGCAAGATATAAATTAGCAATCTCATACAGTTTAATATATATAAATTAATATATAAAAATAACACTTCAAACTTTTTCTCTTTTATTATAAAATAAGAACAAATGTTCTTTTTTTATAATTTGAATGGAGTGAAAATCATGTTTCAATCGCAACGCTACTATACAACACAACTTGAAGACTATATCCAGCAATTGTACCAATCCATATCTATTATTGTTCCTGAACAAATAGATATGATAGAGATTGCGAAAAAGCTAAACATTTGGCTCTACTTTGCTCCGTTTGGAAGTCATGCAATGGAAAGGAATCAAATAGCTAACTTAGTTATTGATAATCGTATCTCTCAGCAAGAACAATGGGAGGATTTTGGCCATGAGACCTGTCACATCCTATTTCATTCTGGTAATCAATTATTAATGCATCAAATGTTTCTAGATTATCAAGAAGCCAAGGCTAAAAACTTCGCACAACAATTTTGTGTACCTACTTTTATGTTACGAAAGCTTCCTCCCCTACAGTTAAAAGCATATATAATCTCAGAAAAATTCAATGTAACAACACAATTTGCTGAAAAAAGGCTTTTACATTATGAAAATCAATTATTAGCAGGTAAATTACAGAATCAAATATCACAATGCAACAATTTTTAAAACTAACGATACAGGAGGTATTGAACT